ATTTTTTTTGGCCTGACGGTCAACTGCAGCTTCGATGTTCCGGCTAAAGGTCAGGTCGTTGAGGGATTCACGCAGGCCGTCGATTTCCAGCGCAATTTTGTCCGCATCTTCCTCCGTGGCGGTTTTCAACGCCTTTTCCAGCTCCGCCAAGCGGAAAGTGTATTCGTCGATTTGAGATTGTGTGGTTAGGCCCATCAAATATTCTACGGGGACTTTAAAGTAATCGGCAAAAACGGAAATGGTAGAACCCTCCGGCGTGGCGGCCGTCTTTTTCCACTTAGTCGGCGTAGAGTTGCTGAAACCATTTTCCGTAGCTGCTTTCGTACAGGAAATGCCTTTCCGCTTGCACAGCAGTTTAAATCTGTCATAAAACATAAGTCTTGCCCCCTGATTTTGATCATTATGCCGAAACTAACCAAAATCAGAAAAACAGGTTGACAATCTGACCGCAGTCAGGTATTATAAGTGCATAAGCTGATTTTGGTCAGTTGATTTGACGGCGGTTAGGTTGATGGATTTTGCTGGTTTGGTCACTTGCATCATAACACGGAATCTGACCAAAGTCAACATTTTTGATGAAGGAGGTTAGATTCGATGCCTGCAAAATGGACTGGCGAGTTGGTGGGGGAGATCCACAACGCCGGATTGACGATCAAAGAGGTTGCGGCGGAGGCTGGTATGAACCCTAAGTACATCAGCACCGTGCTCAATCAGGACACGGACGCGCCGAAAGCGGAGGCTAAGCTGCGGGCGGCGCTGGCTCGGTTGACCGGGAAAGCCGCACAGGAGGACGCTGACGAAGCGTGACGAAAAGGAGAAATGTGAATGGATATTACATCGGACATTCCCCTTAACGTTATTGCGAAGGGGAGAAGCCTGGAAGCAGTTCTCGAAAAGGTTATGAGCAGTTGGAGAGACGCGAATGAAATCGGCTCCAAGGCGGGATTAACTGAGGAAGATCTGTTTTCCAGAACTTTTATGTGTGTGGCTTACCGCATTTACCTGATGGGTGTGCAGGACGGAATGAGGGAGGATGAAGAAAATGAATGAACTGATCCCTATCAACATGAACGACCCGGAGCGGATCACGGTTTCCGCGAGAGATTTGCATGAGTTCCTTGAAGTAAAGGACCCGTACCGCAACTGGTTTCCACGTATGTGCGAATACGGGTTTGAGGAGGATAAGGACTTTCGCACATTTTTGTGCGAAACCTCCAGTGGCCGTCCGAAGCACGATGCTGAGATCACCATCGACATGGCAAAGGAACTGTGTATGCTCCAGCGGAACGAAAAGGGCAAACAGGCCCGTCAGTATTTCATTCAACTGGAAAAGGACTGGAACAGCCCGGAGAAAGTGATGGCCCGTGCCTTGCAGATCGCCAACAAGAAACTGCAAGTGCTGGAAGCCAAGGCGGAGGAGGACAAGCCGAAAGTGCTGTTTGCGGACAGCGTGGCGGCGTCCCACACATCTATTCTCATTTTCGACCTTGCGAAGATTTTGAAGCAGAATGGCGTGGACATTGGTGGGAACCGCCTGTTTGATTGGATGCGGAAGAATGGTTATCTGGTTCGGCGGAAGGGCAGTGATTACAATATGCCCACGCAACGGAGCATGGAAATGGGTTTGTTTGAGGTGAAGGAGACCAGCGTTTCCCACTCTGACGGACACATTAGCGTGAACAAAACGCCAAAGGTGACAGGCAAGGGCCAACAGTATTTTATCAACGCATTTCTGGGAAAGCGATAAAGGAAAGGAGGCGGCGGGATGCCGCGGGTAAAGCTGGGGCGGAAGCCCAATGACGAGGTTTTGATCTCACTGCTGTGGGGCAGACAGGCCGCCATGGGGATGCCGGTGGGCACGATGGCGGAGAAGGCGGGCATGACGCCGCAGACTCTACGGTCTCGGAAGAAGTCCCCGCAGGACTTTTCGCTGAAGGAACTGCTGAAACTGGGGCGCGCACTGGACATTCCCATTGAGGAACTGCGGGATGCCATCCGCTATTAACGAAGGGAGCAAGAGGACCATGACACCAACGCATATCAGCGCAAAGACGCTGGAAGCCATTGAAAAGGCGCTGACCCACGGAGACCGCGTAGAACTGATCCCGGTGAAAGACGGCGTGAAGGTGATCCGCGTCCGGCGGGACGAGATCAAGTAAGCCTATGGAAAAAGTGAATGAGATGCCTGCCCCTAAGCGTTGGGGCAGAGGAGCAGAGCGTTGCTGATGGAACCGGGAATACCGGGTCATTCGGCGGCGCTTTTGTTTTTGCTGTAAGGAGACGGAAATTTGATGAAAACCTTTGAGGAATACGAGGCGGAGGCCGCATGGGAAGCCCACTTGGAAAACGCCCTTCGCGTGGCACGGCGGGAAGCTGCGGAGCGGAGGCGGAAGGCCATTCGCAAGGCGCTGCTGCTGTGGGGCGCTGTGGCGCTGGTGCTGGCGGCACTGTGGCTCACGCGGGAGAGTGGGGAACCGGAGCCGGTGGCGCCGAAGGCACCGGCTGGACGGCTGGCCGGGGACGATACACCGGCGGAGGTCTACGCCTCGCTGGTTCTTTGGCAGGAGATGGAGCCGGAGACGGCTCCGCCGGTGCAGGAGGACTACGAGAACGAGAAAATCGAGGCGGCGCTGTTTGACAGCGGGTATTTCCGGGCAGATGTGCCGTTGGACGGCGACACGCAAAGCTATCTCCGTGCGGCCTGTGAGGAAAGCGGCGTGGAGTATGAACTGATGCTGGCAATCATCCGCAAGGAGACCGGCTACCGGAACGTGAAGGGGGACGACGGGTCCAGTTGGGGCTACTGCCAGGTGCAGCCCCGGTGGCACAAGGCCCGGATGGAGCGTCTGGGCGTGACGGACCTGATGGACCCATTCGGAAATTTCCGTGTGGCCTGCGACTACATGGCGGAGCTTTTGAGCCGGTATGACGTGGAGAACGCCTTGACGGCCTACAACAGCGGCCATCCGGGGCACAGTGCTTATGCCAGAACCGTGATGGGGTATTGGGAGGAACTGAAAAATGGGTGAGTTGGTACGGCTGACTTTCCCAGACCGGCCACAATGGCTGGCAGGACGGTGCCGTGGCATCGGCGGCAGCGAGGCGGCAGCGGCCATTGGGCGAAGCCCATGGAAAACGGCGCTGACGCTGTGGAAGGAGAAAACCGGGGCGCAAGCCGCACCTGATCTCGGCGGCAACGAGGCCGTGGAGCTGGGGCGGCGAATGGAACCGGCTATCCGGGACTTCTTCATGGCGCAGTATCCCGGCTACGAGCTTTACTACGGCGCCTATGACATTCTCTACCAGAGCGACCGCCCATGGCTTTTTGCCACGCTGGACGGAGAACTGACGGAGACGGACACCGGACGGAAGGGCATTTTGGAGATCAAAACCTCTACGGTGAGCCGGGGAATCGACTGGGCGAAATGGCGGGATCAGGTTCCGGAGAACTATTTCACGCAGATCCTTCACCAGCTGCTTGCCACCGGGTATGACTTCGCCGTGCTCTATGCGGCGCTCTATGATCTGTCCGGCAACATCACACTGCGCCGCTATGACTTTGAGCGGCGGGATCACGAGGCGGACCTGAAATGGCTGCTGGAACAGGAGACGGCCTTTTGGGGCCATGTGGAGGCGGGGACGATGCCCGCCCAGACTTTGATTTTGTAAGGCGCACAACTCCGAAAAATTTAAGAAAGACGAGGAGACATGAACATGGAAGAAAACAAGTTTCACATTACGGTGAGGAACATCAAAACCGGCGAGATCCGGGTGGACAGAGATGCTACGGCGCTTATCTGTGTGGCTTCGGACGGGGAGAGTACACAGGTATGCCACGAAATCTCCTGTAACAGCACTACGTTGGTACATCTGCTTCAACAGACATTGCTTGATGTCTCGCGTATTTGCAAGGAATTTCCGAAAATTGCCGCTTTACTGGCAGTCTCTTATTGCGAAGGCGAGGAAAAGGACGAGGAGGAGAAGGCATGATGCTGGTAAACATTCGCTATTATAAGCCCCTGCACAAGGCATACGCGGGGAACGCATTTACCTACCGGACGGCGATGCCGCTGACGGTGGGTGACAAGGTGATGGCTCCCACCAAGGGGGGAGACAAGCGAGCCATGGTGGTGGAGATCAACGTGCCGGAGAGCCGTGTGGACGAGCGGATCATGCCGTTGCTGAAGGAGATCACGGCCTATGACACCGGGGAAAAGGAGGACGCAGACGCATGAGCAGCGCAATGGAATTTGCCATTACCACGGACCTGACTCCGTTGAAGGAGTTTAACATCTCCGCCAACTTTGCGGAGTGTCAGGCGTGGCTGGAAGAGAATCTGGCCCCGTACCGGGGCATGGTGGTGACGGAGGAGGCTATCGGCGCGGCAAAGAAGTACCGGGCCAACATCCGCTCCGTGGCGGGACGTATCGACGAGTGCCGGAAGATGGCGAAGGCGGCGGCGCTGGCAAGCTACGCCCCCTTTGAGGAAAAGTGCAAGGCACTGACGGCCCTGTGCGACGAATCTGCCGCCAATCTGGACGGTCAGATCAAAGCCTTTGACGAACGGCGCCGCACGGAGAAGCTGGCCGCTATCCGGGCCTTTTTTGATGAGCGCATCGGAGAACTTGCGGAATTTCTCCCGTGGGAAGCGGTTCTGGACAAGCGGTGGGGCAACGCCACCTATTCCGAGGAACAGGCCCACAAAGACATTCTGGTGGCAATCAGCAAGTGCGACAGCAGTATTGCCGCCATCCGCGGGCTGAACAGCGAGTTCGAGACCACGCTGCTGGAAGAGTACAAGCAGTGCCACGATCTGCCCACGGTGCTGAAAAAGGATCAGGCGCTCAAGCGGGTGAAGGAGATCGAGGAACGGCGGAAGGCGGAACAGGAACAGCGCAGACAGCAGGCCGAGGCTGCGCGGGCGGCGGAGGAAGCCGCCAGAGCGGAGCGGGTGCAGGCCGCCGTGGAAGCGGCCAGAGCCATTCAGACGGAAGCACCGGCACCGGCGGCGGAGGTACAGCCGAAGCGCACGGCTCCGCAGACCGTCACCCTTTCGTTCCGGGTGACAGGCACTGTGGAGCAGCTGAACGGACTGCGGGATTATATGCTGGCCAACGGCATTGCCTTTGGCCGCGCGGACTGAATAAGGGAGGAATTTTGACATGAAGGCAACCAACAGCTTTGCGGCCCAGACCCAGCGGGACAAGCCCACGTTTTCCATGGCCATCGCGGCCCCCAGTATGCAGAAGATGATTCAGAGCGCTCTGCGGAGCGACAAGGCAGCGGCGCGGCTGACCTCCACGCTGATCTCCGCCGTGAATGCCAGCGAACAGCTGAGAGCCTGTGAACCCAGCACCATTGTAGCGGCGGCGCTTCGGGGCGAGGGCATGGGCCTGATCTTCGGCCATGGCTACTATGTGGTGCCCTACGGGACTACCGCAACGTACATTCTGGGCTACAAGGGCTACATCCAGCTTGCCATGTCCACCGGGTTTTATGCCGACATCGACTGCACGGACATTCGTGAGGGCGAGATCGAGGGACGGAGCCGCCGGACCGGTAAGCCCATTGTGAACCTTGCAAAGTACGAGAGCGACGAGGAGCGGCAGAGTAAGCCTATTATCGGCTACTACGGCTACTACGAGCTGAAGGACGGCACCTTCCGTTTTGAATACTGGCCCATGGACCGGCTCCTGCGCCATGCGGACCGGTACTCCAAGGCGTTCAGCTATGAGAAGTTCAAGGCCATGCAGAGCGGGGAAATGAACCCCAAGGACGTGGAAAAGCTGCTGAACGGTTCCCCTTGGTATGACCCAAACGGCGGGCAGGACCGGATGTGCCGCAAGACGATTCTGCGGCAGTTGCTGAACAGCGGCTACGCACCCCTGTCCCCGGAGGTCAAGACCCAGCTCATGGAGGAAGCCAGCGCCGAGGACGAGGGCATGATCCCGGATATGCCCATGCCTGAGCGCACGGTGGCATCTACCGGAGAGGTGGTCAATACCGCGCCTGCGGCTGTGGAAGCCCATCAGGAGGCCGTCGAGAGCGAATCCGGTATGGTTACACCCCCCAAGGCCGAAAAGACCGCAGAGGCCCCTCAGACGTCACAGGACGAGGGCATGGACTATGCGGCCACCTTCTTTGGGGAATGAGGTGAGGAGCCATGCTGATCTCCATTAAGACGCGGGAGGAGGACGGGAGCCGGTACATGATGTGTGCCGGCACCGTGACCCGCGAGGTCAAGACCGGGGCCACCGCCAAGGGGACGCCGAAAGCGGAATTTGGCATGAAGTACGCCAAGGGCGAGTTCATGAACGTGTCCGCCGTGGGGGACGATGACGTGACCCGCATGGCATCGTGTCTGGAAAAGGGAGATGCCGTTCTGGTGTGCGGCGTGTGGAAAACCCGGCGCTACACCACCCGTGACGGGGAACAGAAGGAGTGGAGCGAGCTTCACGCGGAGTTCGTGGCCCCGCAGACGGTGATGGCGGCAGTGCTGGGGCTGCTGGCGGCAGAAAGTGAGAAGCCGCGCTCTCCTGAACCGGCGAAGCCTATGGAACACAGCGGCAGTCAGGCGGGGAGACTTGACAGTCAGGAGGACGCCGTTTTGCCGTGGGAACAGCCCGAAGAGGACGAACCCTACGATTATGTACCGCAGATTTAGGGAGGATGAAGCGAAGCCATGGCAAGTGACGTGAAGTGGATCAAGATTACCACGGACATTTTTGACGATGAAAAGGTTCTGATGATCGAATCCATGCCAAGTGCGGACAGCATCATCGTGATCTGGTTCAAATTGCTGGTGCTGGCTGGAAAGCAGAACAACAGCGGCGTGTTTATTCTGAACAACCGCATTGCGTACACGGATGAAATGCTGGCGTCCATCTTCCGACGGGACATTGGCCTTGTACGGATGGCCCTTCGGACCTTTGAGCAGTTCGACATGATCGAGATTGTAGACGATGTGATCACGATCCCGAACTGGGGGAAGCACCAGACGTTAGATTCTTACGAGAAAAAGAAGGAGCGGGACCGGATTTATCAGGCAAAGCGGCGGGCAAGCCAAAAGCGGCTGATTGAAAAATCGTCTGACACATCGCTCGACCGCCATGCCGACCAGTCGCTACCTGTCGCTGTTTCAGAAGAAGAAAGAGAAGTAGATATAGAAGATAGTTCTTCTTCACTACGTTCAGAAGAACTTGTTGCCTCCGAACCGGCGGCAACGCCCCCGGCGGAGCGGCCAGCCCCCATTCCGTACCGTGAGATCGCGGATCTTTACAACGCGGCGTGTCCCAATATGCCGAAATGCACCGCATTGAGCGAGGCGAGGAAAAAGGCGATCCGGGCACGGTACAGCTCCGGGTACAAGCTGGACGATTTTCGGCGGCTGTTTGCCATGGCGGGGGAGAGCACCTTCCTCAACGGCGGCAACAACCGAAACTTTATGGCAAACTTCGACTGGCTGATCCGGGACGCCAACATGGCGAAGGTCCTGAGTGGGAATTACGCGGACAGATCGGGACAGGGCTGCGCCGCCGAAGTACCCAAGCGGAAAAGCTGGGCCGAAGTGGCGGCGGAGATGGACGCGGAGGAGGGCCGCACAACATGACCAGACAGGAGACAGGCATCATCATGGATATTCTGACGGCGGCATATCCACGTTTTTACACTGGGCCGGAGGCACCGGATATGCGAAAGGCCATCAGCCTGTGGGCGGATATGTTTGCCCATGACGAGGTGGCGCTGGTGGCGGCGGCGGTAAAAAGCGTGATCGAAAGCGACGAAAAGGGCTTCCCGCCCACCATCGGGCAGGTAAAGGCCAAACTTCGCCTGCTGACGGCAAAACCGGAAATGACGGAGGCCGAGGCATGGGGTCTGGTGGCAAGGGCCATCCGCAACGGGCTGTACGGTGCGGAGGAGGAATTTGAGAAGTTCCCGCCGGTGGTACAGCGGATCGTGGGCAGTCCCAACACGCTGCGGGAGTGGGCGCGGATGGACACGGAGACGGTGCACAGCGTAGTGTCCAGCAACTTTCAGCGCAGCTATCGGGCCATTTCCGCACGGGAACGGGAGATCAACGCTTTGCCTGCGGAGGTTCGGGCGCTGGTACAGCGCATCGGCACCGGGCCGGAGCCGGAGAAGCTGGTGGCACCTGAGAAGAAGCCCCTGCCGGCGGCGGAAGCAAAACCGGAAGCCGAGGCGGTGAAGCCGCCGGAATGGTTTAAGGACGCGGTACGTCCCCAGCGTCGCAGCCGGGATGAGGTGATGGCCTATCTCCGGGGAAAGGCCGATGGGGATGGCAGGTAATTTTACGCTGGCAAGCTGTATGCGGAGATACAGGACACGGGAGGAATTGGAGGACCCCTCCAACAGTCTACACAAGTGTTGGTCCTGCAAACTGGCCTATGGGCAATGCGAATGGAGCCGGGTGGACGAAAAAAGCGGAAAAGTCCGCTTTGAGGACGTTCCAGGCTGGACCGTGCGCCGGAGATCCCGCATGGAGCGGGACGAAGTGGTGGAGCGGGTGCAGGTTTTGGACTGCCCGAAGTATCAGGAGGAAAAGCGATGAGCGTTTGTTTGGATGACCTGAACAGCCTGCCGGAGCGATACCGGAAGCAGGTACAGCAACAGATGCAGGCCCAGCAGATCGACCGGACGGCCAGGGTGATGGCCCGGTTCGTGACGGAGGAGAAGGGGAAGGCGGAAGTGGCGGAGGCGACCCAGCGCAAGCACCACAACCACCCAACCGCCCGGACCCTGCCCAACGGAACGGAGCACACCTTCGACAGCCGCAAGGAGGCGGCCCGGTATGACGAACTGGCGCTGCTCAGCAAGGCCGGGGCTATCCGGGACCTGCGGCTCCAACCCCAATTCACGCTGAAGGAAAGCTACATCACGGCCAACGGCGACCGAAGCCGCGCCGTGACATATCGGGCGGACTTCTCCTACGAGGAGCGGGGGAAGGACGGCACATGGCATCTGGTTGTGGAGGACGTAAAAGGCCCTTCCACGAAAAAAGACAAGACCTACCGCATGAAGGTGAAGATGATGCAGGACATGAAGCACATCACCGTGCGGGAGGTATGAACGGAAAGGAGATATGCCCGGTGGAGACCGTAACTGTGATTGTGCGGGCTGTGCTGCCATGGGACAGCGCAGACGGGAAAGACCGGATCGAGATATGCACCCATGACCGGCAGAGCCAGATCGACTACTGCCTGAACCACTGCCCCTATGCGGAATGCGTGAACTGCGCGGGCGGAGGTCGGACTACCAGCCGCGGCGGGCGGCCACCCCTTCTACGGGAAGCGGAAATGCAGAAGCTGCGGGAGCTGCTGGAAGCACGGACAGACCCGGCGGACATTTGCCGGGAGATGCACATGGACGCGGATTTTCTAAGTCGGTGCAAACGGAAACTGCGGAGAGAAAGAAAACGAGACGATTATTTGAAAATGCAAGAGGGGGTGATTTAGGTGAAGCATTATGGAGATGTCACAAAAATTCACGGAAATGAAGTAGAACCCGTGGATTGTGTGATAGGTGGTTCACCTTGTTAGACAGGACCTTTCCATTGCTGGAAAGCGGGCGGGGCTTGCCGGGGCACGTTCCGGCCTGTATATGGAGCAAATACGGATTATCAAGGAGATGAGAGAACGTGACAGAAGAATGGGGCGAACAGGTGAGTTTGTGCGACCTCGGTATATGGTCTGGGAAAATGTCCCCGGAGCCTTCAGCTCCAACGGCGGAAAAGACTTCGCGGCCGTCCTCGAAGAAGCCATCCGGGTCGCAGAGCCGGAAGCCCCCGATATTGAAGTGCCTGAAAAAGGTTGGAACACCTGGGGGGGATACCACGATGAAATGGGAGGACGATGGAGCGTTGCGTGGCGAGTGCTCGATGCGCAACACTGGGGAGTCCCCCAACGTCGCCGTAGAATCGCGCTTGTCGCAGATTTTGGAGGCGACACCGCATGGGAAATATTGTTTGAGCGGCAAAGCATGTCAGGGTATCCTGCGGAGAGCGGAGCGGAGGGGGAAAGACCTTCCGCCGGTGCTGAAAGCAGTGCTTCTTACGCAGTCCGGATCAGGGGAGGATGCGAAGGAGGCGGAAAAGGAGCCTTAGTCCAGACGGAGAAAAGCGGGACAATTAAGGCAGGGAATGACCAGACGATTTTCTGCCTTCAAGGAAACGCAATCGACCGAGCCGACACAGCGGGATGCAACGGCAAGGGATGGCGCGAGGATGTGAGCTATACGCTCAACACCATTGACAGACCGGCGGTTTGCGCCGGGGCGAACTGCCTTACCCCGTGGGACTCTCAGAGCAAGCGGGTATACAGCGAAGCCGGTGTGATGCCAACGTTGCAAGCCGGAGAAAACAGCGGCCAGAATCAGGAAGCCGTACTGTGCGCCGGGTTTAAGCTGGGGAACAGTGAACAGGCCCGGAGCATCGGCTACGCCGAGGAACAGGCACCCACACTGAACGCTGAGTGCGGGGGAAACAAACCGGCGGTTCTGTGCCTGAACGATCAGGGCGGTAGCATGATGGGCGTGAGCCATGATGTTTCCGGGACGCTGAGAGCACAGGAGCATGGGCACCAGCCCTCCATTCTGGATATGAGCCACGCCTGCGACGTCATCCGGGACTGCGGCGAGGTAGCGCCCAGTCTGCAAGCCCGTATGGGAACCGGCGGCAATCAGATTCCACTGACGCACCAGAAAACAACCGGAACTTTATCGCCCGGAGCACACGCAGGGAGCTATAACGGGCAGGACGCTTACAACGATATGCTGGTGGTATCAAGCGAAATTTCCCCAGCATTAAGAGCAAAAGCCAATGACCCATACCGAACAGATATGGCCGCGTATGTCGCAAGCGTAGATTGCCGAAATTTCACCGAGGGCGGGGAGATCAACGGAACCTTGCAGGCAAAGGAAAGCGAAGGCCAAAGCCTGAACCTGAACAATACGGTCCGCCAAAACATGGTGGTTCGCCGTCTGACCCCGCTGGAGTGCGAACGCTTACAGGGGTTCCCAGACGGATGGACAGATATTGGAGATTGGGTTAAAACAGATAAACGCGGGCGCAAAATAAAAGTGAAAGGAAGTGCGGACAGCCCCCGGTATAAGGCACTGGGCAACTCCATCGCCCTGCCGCCGTGGAAATGGCTACTAAAACGGCTGTGCGGCAACTACGAGCGGGATGTCACAATGGCGAGTTTGTTCGATGGAATAGGCGGTTTTCCGCTGATTTGGGAGCAGTTGAACGGACGCGGAACGTGCCTATGGGCCAGCGAGATTGAGGAGTTCCCAATCGCCGTGACCAAACGTCGGTTCGGCACGGTAGAGGAACCGGGAGACATGGGACGGTTTTTGTTCCCATGCGGAAACGAAAGGAGCGGGACATGAAGCACGGCAACGATTATTGGGAACAGGAAGCCTACTGGGAACTTGAACGGCGGCGGGCGGAGAAGAACCGCAAAACCAGAGAACAGCGGCGGCGGGAGCGGGCGGACACCTCCGCCATGATCGGCGGAATTTGCTTTTTACTGCTGCTGGCGGTTCTTTTGTCGAAGGTCATACTGGGAGGCGGTATGCGGTGAATCGGGGGAATCGGAGAGCGGGGGAACACCGGGCACTGGAACCGTGCGCCCTGTGCGGAATGTACAGTGGGGAGCGGATGGAGGACGCGGCACCACCCTTTGACTTCGCCGTGGTGTGCGCTTCCTGCGGGGCGCGGACCAGACCGTATCACGGCCTGAACTGCGCCACAAAAGCGTGGAACCGGGGAGATGTTTACCGCCCGGAGAAAGGAAAACACCATGTATCACTGTGAAACCTGCGGTGCGGAGTTTGAAGCGCCGATGATCTTAGACCGGTCGGAGCCGAGACCGGACTGCTTTTTTGAGCGGTTTCGGAAGGTGGGCTGTCCCTATTGCGGGAGCCAGTATTTCAACGAATTGGACGAGGAAGGGGAGGCAGAATGATGGATGCTGTGGAGTTCATAAAGGCAATTAAACAGATGCTTAGTGCAGGAGCGAATAACAGCACGGTTCAAAAATATATATCTGCATACAAAAAGAATGATTGTGAAGGGATGGTGAAAGCCGCTGAACAGTGGGCCGCCGAGCACCCCATCAAAACCAGACAGAGCGTGTTCCTTGAGCGGTATCCGGAGGCGGCAATCTCAAAAGACGGTGCCATAGCGATATGCCCGCTTGCAATCTCAGCCGCGTATAGGCATGGAAATGGCGCTTGCAACAAAGGCAATTCCGATACGTGCGCTGACTGCAAACGGCAATTCTGGTCTGCAGAGGTGGAGGAATGAGCGATTTGGAGCAGACCGCAATCGAGCGGCTGAAAGCGGCATCGGATATGAGCCTGCGGCTTTTTGAAAAACCGCTGGTGATCACCTACTCCGGCGGGAAGGACAGCGATGTACTGTTGCATCTGGCAAGGGCCAGCGGCATCCCATTTGAAGTGTTGCACAGCCTGACCACGGCGGATGCGCCGGAGACGGTGCGCCATGTGTACGATACGTTTTATCGGCTGGAATGCAAGGGCATCAAGTGCGACGTGGACAAGCACGTCCAGCCGGACGGCTCCCGTATGACCATGTGGAAACTGATTCAAAAGAAGCTCATGCCGCCCACACGCCTGGTGCGGTACTGTTGCGCTGCCCTTAAAGAGGGAGGAGGCAAGGATCGGTTTATCGCTACGGGTGTTCGCTGGGCGGAATCCACGGCCAGGAAACGCCGCGGCGGTTTAGAGGTATTAACGTCTAAGCCACAAAGCAAATTGATCCTATCAAACGATAATGACGAGGATCGCCGATTATTTGAAACGTGCCAACTAAAGGGGAAGCGGGTGGTGAACCCCATCATCGACTGGAAAAACAATGAGGTACTGGATTATGCTGCTATTGAAAAAATTCCCATGAACCCGCTGTACTGCGAGGGCTTCCACCGGGTCGGCTGCGTAGGCTGTCCTATGGCATCAAAAGCAAGGACTATGGAGTTCGCTCGCTATCCGAAAATCAAGGCGGCGTATATTCGGGCCTTTGATCGGATGCTGGAAGAACGGAGGAAGCGAAGTCTGCCGTGCCAGTGGCAATCTGGCGTGGATGTATTCCATTGGTGGATGGAGGACGGCATTCTGCCGGGGCAGGAAGTTCTTGGAGGGTTTGAGGAATAAATGAAAAGGACGTGAACGGCATGAGAGATACAAACCTCGTAAATGCGCTTAGATGCGCTTCAACAGCAGGCGGGCCAATGGGCGACTGCGAGAAATTTACGTTTTACAAAACGGAGCCGGTCCCGGAAGAACTGGTGGAAAAAGTCAATTTGAAAGAGTGGCTTTCCTGCGAGGTTGACCCGATGGTGCTTGCCGCCGCCGACCGGATCGAGGCGTGCCTGAAATGCGGCAAATACACGCAGGCCCATAAGGGGGCCTGTAACGGATGCCGGTGGAGGGAGATGCACCATGAGGCGTGAGACATATCAGCGCGGGATTTCCGGAATCAAGTGGGGGATCTGGAATTGCCAAAAAAAGTGTTTCCAGTTCGACATTTGCGAAGATACGCCTATGCTGGCCATGGCACGGCTTTATCAGAAAATCGGCGATGATGCCAAAAAGTGGCGCTTTGAGCCGAGGCAACTGCCGAAATTGTCGGAGGTAAAGCTATGAAAAAGCCTCTTTTTTGCCGCATTGGTCTGCACAAGCTGAACAAGTATGCGTATGTTCAGGTGGCGCGCCGCCGAAGCGACCGGCACGGCGGGAAGTACCACACAAATTACGCAGTCTGTGAACGGTGCGGAAAACTATGCTACCGAGTGAAGCAAAAAATGGAGGGAATGTGATGGGAAATGTTAATTGCCTGCGTTGCCGCTTCAGGCATGAGGATAACGGGAACTGTACTGCGGTCGGTGGATTCTGCACGGCGGTCCCGGCGGCGCACTGCCCACTGCTGCGTCAGTATTTAGACACGGGCATGACGCCAGAAGCGTTTCAATCTTTTGTGGTGTTTTTTCAGGATTTAATTGGAAACCAAAAAGCAAGTGAGGCACTGGACAGGTTCCGCCAGCTGGTCAAGGCCGACAGAGACGGGCGGCTGGTAATGCCGCCGTGCAAGGCGGGAGATACGGTGTATGAGGTTACAAGTCGAAAAACCATAAGCGAATACCGAGTAAAGGCAATTCGCGTGGAATTGTTTTGTACATTTATTGAATGGGATATCGTAGCCGGGTTTGTTGATAAATCCATTTTCGGCGTACCGGTTGATGAAATTGGCAAGACCGTATTCCTGACCAGCGAGGAAGCCAAAGCGGCATTGGAGGCGATGGCTGAACACTTTGATTTGGAAGTACACAACGGTGCATGACGGAGGATGAACACATGGATGTTGTCGGAAGAAAAGTTGTCAAAACGAGGGTTGACCATGTTTGCTTTGGGTGTGGGCGAAAATTTTGCCGAGGGACTATGATGGAACGCAGTTGTGTTTTTGATGGAACTCCGTGGACGTGTTATCTATGTGAGAGTTGCCAAAAAGCCTCTGCGGAGCTGGGCTGGCAGGATGAGTACGGATTCGGAGACCTTCGTGAACGTGCGCTTGAGATTGAGGGGGCCAAGATGGACGGAGGTGACAACACTGAACGTTGAGCGCCCGGCTTCCTGCGAAAGTGCGCTGCGTGGGCTGCAGCATCAACTCATCGACTGAAAGGAGATATTAAACTATGCAGTTAGAAGTAGCCGTTGAAATTCAGAAGGCTTACAGCAAGCTCACGTCTGGGCAGGTCCCCTTCACCAAGAAGAATATGTGTGCGATTTTGGCACCACTTAGAGACAAGTACGGCCTGACGGACAGGCAGGTGCTGGCAGTTGCTCGCAACGAATTGTCCTTGGAAGAAATCATGCTGCTCAACCAGACTCAGGAGGAGACGAAGCAGCATGGATAAGTACATCTACGGCAAGAGAAAGGACGGCGGTGCTGAATGAAACGGAAAGACTGGCTGATTATAGCCTTTTGGACGATGATCATAGCCGCTGGCATTGCGTTTATCGTGTTTTATTTCAAAAGCATTTTGACCGCCGACATTCCACTTTGGCTGAAACTGCACTTGTTAAGGGGGAAGTAAGATGGCCAAACAATCTGGATACTTGCAACGGTGGGAGAACGAGACCAACCGGCTGCTTCAGGCAACGATGGTTATAACCTCGCAATATGACATTGATACATTGCAAATCGCAATCCACCAGACGGAGGGCTGGGGATATGACCGCATTATGAGGCTCACCGAAGCATGGGCAGAGGTGAGAAAAGAATACAGGCCGGCGCTGGACTACAAAAACCCGGCGGCGGACGTGTGCCAGGAGCACATGGACCGGGTGCTGAAAGAGATCATCCGGGATAAGGCGGAGCTGATTCCGCACGCTGAGCGGTACAAAGATTTGAAAAAAGTGACGTATGGAGGGCGGAAATGAAGATCGGACAGACGGTGCGGGCAAAGTTCAAGACGCTGCCGGTGGAGCGGGCGAAAAGTGAGCGGTCAAGCGTGGAGCTGTGCCCGATGCGGACGGGGCGGGTGACATGGGTACACCCCAAGGGACGGTTTATCACCGTGACGACCAAAACCCTTGGCGGGTACGTGACGGAGAACTTTTTGCCCGGAGAGGTCCGGGCAGTTTGAGAAAGGGGGCGGAGGACATGGCAGAGACGCTTGTAAATTTTGTGATCCTGCTCGTAGTGGTGGGCTTTGCGGTCTATGAGGCGAGCAGCGGAAATATTGCCATGACGGTATACGCCTGCACGCTGCTGGCGCTGTTTTCTTTGCTTCGGAAGATGGAAAGCATCGAACGGCACCTGAAACGGCTTTGCGAATTGCTGGAAGGGGAGGGGGACGATGGAGAGGACTGAGAACCGCAAGCAGGGCATGGAACTGCCGGTCTACGCGGTACGACTGCGGGAATTGCGGCGGGCAAGAGGCATGAGCAGCCGCCGGGTATCGGAATACTGCGGTATGAGCCACGGCATGGTAGGATTTTACGAAAGCGGCATGAAGGAACCGAAGGCCACGGCCCTGATTACGCTGGCGGATTTTTACGGCGTGAGCGTGGATTACATCCTGGGCTTGGAGCCGGAATAAAAAATTTTTCAAGTGGCTACTAAAGTTTACCAAATCGGAAAAATCTTGTGAAATAATAGAGAGTGAGAAGAAATAAATTCTTTTCACTCTCTGTTTTTTTAGGGGAAGGAGGCCGCGAATGGAACTGGAACCGATGGATACAGCGGAACTGACTGCACAGCAGGAACGCTATGACGCCATTGCCCGTGCCACGAGCGACAGCCTTGCCCTTTTTTACTGCTGCATTGAATTTGACCGGCCCTTCGATATGCTGGCGGTGCCAAAGGAGCCGGACGTGGGCGAGAAGTGGGTCGCCTATCTGGACAACCTGCGGCTGAAGAAGCTGGACACACGGCGGGGAGAACCCCTTGGCTTTCTGGACGGGCTGACGGACATTACCAAGATTTTTGGCGAGGGACTGTCCGCCGGAGAATTTACCAAAGCGGTGGGCAATGAGAAGTCCGCCCGGAACCGGAAAGTGGGGACGGCACAGCAGAGGAAGAACTGGGGCGAGAACTCCGCAAAGAACCCCTACACCACGGAGGACTATGACGAGCTTGACCGCATTTACGAGGCGCTGGCCAGCGACCTGATGGCAGCGGGCGGCGTAAGCGTGAAGCAGGAGTTCATTCTGCGGGACTGCGCGAAAATGACGCTGGACCGGGACAAGATGCGGGCCATCGGCCAATATGACAAGGCGGCTAAGCTGAACAAGATGGTGCAGGACAACCTGTCCAGCGAGGGACTGCGGAAACGGGATGCCAAGCCGATTGATGACTTGAGGATCGACGGCATTGTGGACCGGCTGGAAAAGGCGGGGCTTTTGAAGAACGGAAAGCAGTGTTCCCCGGATGAAATGTTTGAGATTCTGTTTCACCGGAGGCCCAAGTATTCTTACACAAAGGATGCCGCCGAACAGATCCTTTTGTACATGGCCAACACAACGCGGGTCAATGACGGCCTTTCGGAATTGCCGACGCTTCCGCCGGATATGCGTCTGCGGGATGATTTGGGCGAGTTTGCGGAGGAACCTGACGAACAGGAAAAAGAGTCGTACAAAGAACTTGGCATTGTGAAAATGCCGCCGGTAAAGAAGAAATAACCGGGATAAGGGAGGTGAGTTGATACCAATGGCAAGACGATCCGGAAAGGTTTGGTCTGCGACTTCTGGCTGGGTACAGAAGAAAGAGACGGAAACCAGAAATTACGCAGACTATGAGGATGCGTGGTACGCGTTCCTGATCTGGACAGGCCGTTGGTATTAGCACCCCGACATTCTGGCGGACATTCTCCGCAGTGATGACAGCGATTTTAAGACATTAGAACTGCTTCAGCGCATGATGATGCGGGCCTACGCCCGCAATCAGGAAGTGGCGATCACCGGCACCCGCGGCATGACAAAAACCTACACAAAGCTGCTGACGGAGATGGTAAACGGCGTTGTGTGGCCGGGAACACAAGTGTTGTATGTGGGACCGGCACTAAAACAGCTGGCGGGTATCGGCGGGAAAACCTTCCGCGCCTTGGAACATGACTATGCGGCCCTCGCCAAGCACTGGCGGGTCAGTGCGGAGAGCAAGGACGATTTCAAGATCGAGACGGACGGCGGAAGCGCCTTTTACATTGGAGCTAAGCGCGGCGATAACATTCACGCAGCTACGGCGGAGGAGTTCGCCCAAGAGGAAAATCCGCCTTTCGACTTTGACGAATACACCACCGTTGTACTTCCGGCGGTTCGTCTGCGGCACAACGTAAACGGAGAACCGGACCCCAACTTTGTGGCGTACAAAAGCCACTCTATCACCAGCGCGGGGCGCAAGCAGAACCACGCCTTTCAGGTACGGTGCTCCGTATTGAAAGCCATGTGGCGGGGCGAAAAATCCTTTGCGGTGGATATTCCGTGGCAATGCGTGATCTTACAGCAGATGCGGCCCTATTCCTGGGCACAAAAGCTGAAAGAGAAACTGACCATTGAACGGTGGATGCGGGAGATGGAGAGCCGGTACACCGGTGCGGACGAGTTCCCCGTGCTTTCCGACGAAGTGCTGACGGATTCCCAGCGGGTGCTGGTGATGGAGATGGAGCACTGCTGCAAGGACCCGCACCCCAAGCTGGAACCGGAAGAAGTTATTTACATCGTGGGCTATGACGTTTCCTACGAGGATTCGGCAAAGAACGCCAAATGCGCCTGCGTGGTGATAAAGCTGACCCGTCAGCGGGAATACCTGAAACGGGATCGCTTTTTGAAGCAGCTGGTTTACATTGACGACTGGCCCCCGCCGGACCAGAGCAAGGCGCAGGCACGGCGGCTGAAGGCCATTTGGAACCGATTCTGCTATGACGGCAGCCAGACCTACATCGCCATCGACTCCTGGCAGTACGGGCGCGGGGTGCTGGAAGATTTGATGACCGATTTGGGGGACGGCTTGCCGCCCCTGTGTGTGAAGAACCATGCGGCCTATGCGGCGGCGGAACTGCCGGGGGCCATTCCGGTGATCTACCCCATCAAGGCAGGCGGCACCGGCGTGACGGACCCGGACTTTGAAATGCTGAAATACGCGCAGACGGAGTTTGAGCACCACAATGTTGAACTGCTGACGCTGAACGCAAACGAGGGAGTGGAGGCGTATAAGCGCGCCCACCGCATCCGGGACGATGACCGGGATTACCAGTTCGCACAGCCTTATCAGAAGTGCCGGGAGCTGTCCGGCCAGATACAGAACCTGAAGCTGGTGCCCAGCGGGGCGGGGATGAGCGAGAAGCGCATTTCCAAGGCCATTCAGCGCGATAGCTGGTCCGCCACGAAATATGCCCTGCGGCTGGCCCAGCTGATCGAGCGGGAGGAACTGCTGACGGAGATCCACGGCAGGAACAAGAGTGACTGGGCGTCGGCGCTGGATCGGTTCAAGGAAAACAAAGTGGCTCCGCCCATCAGCCCCGGAAGCAGCGGACGGCTGGTGACGGCGCGGCGGGGAGGCCGGAGGTTTTGACAATGGCTCAACGGAAGAAACGATACCGGCTGTACGCCATGGGGCGGACCCGGAAAACGGAAGAAATCGCGTATGAAACCCGGTTTTACCGGATCTGCGCAGGATACATTCTGCTGTATCTCACCGGACGGAAAAAGCCGGAGGGCGCAGTGGAGGTGTCCGGGGCAGACATGGACCGTCTGACAGACGGGGACCGCCTGTGGCTGGCGGACTGCAACACCATGATCCTGGCAGAAGCGGCGGCCCAAGCGGGCGTAACGCCGGAAGCAGCGGAGAAACAATGGGTCAGCACTCTGGACCGGCTGGAATGGGAATTGCAGAAGGAGCGGGAACGCATGAAGGGAGGCGGGGAGCATGGACCTGCAAACTGAATTGAGGTCGGTGCAGTTCGCCTCGTACCCGAAGATATTCGGAAGGCTGCGGGAACTGGCGGCACAGTACGGCGACCTGCCCATGGACGCCGTAAGCAACGCGTTTATGCGGGCGGCCAGCAACACCTACACCCGGAATAACCCCTACATTCAGAACCGCCGGGTAAAGGCCGTTTCCTCGCTGCCGGTGAATTACAGCAAGGACAAGGTGGCGGAGATGCTCACCGCACCGGACGGCAACGAACAGGGCCTACGGCAGGTGGCCCACGCGCTGGAATGGACGGCGTATCCTCTGTTTCACACCCGGAAGGTGTACACGGAAATGCTGACCTACCACAGCTACATTGCCCCGGAGTACGCCACAGAGGAAGAAGCGAAGCGGGAGGACTTCCTGCGGGAATGGCAGCTTTTGGACAAACTGCGGAAAACGCTGGCCCCTAAAGCCACGGCCCATGAGATCGCGGGTCAGGTCTTGCAGGAGGGGAAGGTTTTCTACTATCCCCGGATCAGCGTGGACAAGCCCCACAACAAGGTAAACCACGCCTTTTTACAGCAGCTCCCCAGCGACTGGGTAAAGATCGTGGGGTTCAACAACGTGTCAAAATACACGGTGGCGATGAACCTGATGTACTTTATGCAGCCGGGGACGGACCCTTTGCAGTTCGGCGACCTGCTGCTGCCCTATCTGGATGACTTCTACGCATCGGCGGAGCGGGCACCGGAGGGCACGGGGAAGCGGGTGATTTTCGCGGCGCGGGACCGGGTGGACCTGAACGTGCTGGAACAGCGGAGGAAGCAGACCGGAGGCCGCTTGGTGGGAGACCCGGAGGTATACTCCCAGAACGGGCGGTGGTTCTACTGGGTGACGCTGCCGGTGGACAAGATTTTCACCTTTGAGGCAGACGATGTATCCCGGAACGCCATTTCCCCGCTGGCGGGGCTGTATCTCTCTCTGGTGCAGATGGCGCAGTACGAGCAGATCCAGCTGGAACTGGTGCAGAACCCCCTGATCGCCCTGTTTACCGGCGAGATCCCCTACAAGGATAAGTCCGAAATTACAAGCACAGAGGACGATTACCGGCTTTCAGACGCGGGACGGCGGCTGTTTGAATACCTGTGGTATCAGATGCTGTCGGAGAGCAACACCAGCGGGATCGGCTGGTTCACGGCCCCTGTGGAAAACATCAAAATGCACCAGCTGGCAGAAGCCCCCAGCGCCACCAAGATTTCCGCAGCCGGGTACAGCTACGCCATGAACAAGGCGGGGCTGTCCGCCATTGTGCCCACCACGGAGGACCCCAAGGCAGGCATTGCACAAATCTCCCTGCAGATCGAAGGGAAGTTTGCGGAGTGCGTATACCGGGGCTACGAACGGATGATGGCCGCCATTATGGACAAGCTGAATCTGAAATATTCGTGGCGGTTCAGTTTGTTCGGGACCCTCTCTACCGAGGAGAAGCGGATGGAGGAGGCGAAGCAGGGCATGACCCTCGGCATTCTGCCCCAGACCATCATCTACATGGCTATGAACGATCTTTCTCTGCTGGACGATCTGAGCATTTCCAACGCCATCAAGGCAAGCGGCATCATGGATAAGCGTTTGCCGCTGGTGACAAGCTACAATGCCAAGCAGTCCGAAAGCGGACTACCGCCCCAAGCGGCCCACGATCTGAACCCCGGCGGGAGACCCAAGGGGGACGGCACCGTGACCAGCGAGGGCCAGGAGGCGGACATCGACACCTATGGCGAATAGCCGAAGAAAAAGTGAACAGAGCACCCCGCTCTAAGCGGTGAGCGGGAGGAGCAAAGCGTTGCTGACGCCGGATATTCCGGCGTGGGCAGCGCTTTTTTCAACACGAGAGGAGGAAACCACATGGCAAAGCTGCGGGACATTTACCACTACGAAAATCCCCGCTTTTCCCCGCTGCGGGACGCGGCGAGGCGGGCCACGGCGGCATACCAGAACGCTGCACGGGGGCTGGACACGCTGAAGGAGTGGGTTCTGGTGGAGTTTGGACTGGTACACACGGCGGACGCCATTCACCGTCTGGCACACGAACAGCCCAAGCGGTTTGACGTGATCGGAGACATTCTCCACCAGCGGCACCTGATGCAGGAATACCCGGAGACCCCGGAATACCGGGAGCGGCCGGAGGACATGGACGGCATTTTCGGAGAGGTGATCCGGCTGTTGGAGGACATTGAGGACGCCTTGCGAGACTGCGTGGGCGCCAGCGAAAAAGTGGGGCTGTATCCTCTGGCAAGGGAATTTGAAAACCTTCAGATGGAGAACAGCAAAAGCTACGAGACCATGCTCTACGCATGGCAGATGTATGACAAGACCGACGGCAGCGCCACCAGCTATGACAACTGGGTGGAAAAGCTGTTTGACGAAGAGGAGGCGTGACCATGCCGTTTCGGACGAGAGGAACTCCGCCGGAGCACGTAAAACTGTCCGGCGAGCTGCGGGTCATGCAACGGCTCAGTGAATACGAGTTCGGCGTGGAGCTGTGGATCATGCGCTCCGGGCTGAATGAGAATCATTGGGATTTCCGCAATATGCGGGAGCACTACCTGACGTTTGTGGGTCAGCCCATCCTGTGTGCCTATGTGGGCCGCAAGGTGGGGGACGGACACAACATGAGAGAAGTGCGGGACCCCTACACCGGCGAGAAGGGCTACACGTTCATGGACGGAACGGCGGAGCGCATCGTAGGGACCCTATCCGACGATCCCAAGGACTTTTCCATTGTGGAAGAGGGCGGGAACGAGTGGATCAGGGCAAAGGGCCGGTTATTCCAGTTTTACGCACCGGAATTGGTGGAAAAAATCGTGCGGACAGGGCGCATGGATGTTTCCTCTGAGACCGATACGAAAAAATCCTACATGGAGGGCAAGACCGAAGTCATTACGGATTGGGCAGGTCTTGGCGTAACCGTGCTGGGAGACGATGTGCCGCCGGCAATTCCGGGGGCGCGGATCAAGGCGCTGAGTGCCATGCAGGAAGAGTTTAAGACATTAAAACTGCGGGCGGCGTCTCTGGACCCCGGAAAGGGAAGCAACGAAACGAACAAGAGAAAAGGAGTGAACATCATGAGCAAGAAGGCAATGGAGGCCATGTCCGAAAAGTTCAAGGGCTACCGCGTGGTCGCTCTGAGCGAGGACGGGATGCACGTTGGCCTCGTGGACTCTGCCGGCAACGCTTATACCTACGCCTTTAATGCGGAGGATAACGGCGCCGTGGTGGAGAGCCGCATCAAGCCCGCTTACCTCACGGCAGCCTTCCCCTTTGGCGAGGGCGTGAACGCCATGGCAGAGGTGAGCGACATCGTGGACTATGCCTGCGCCGCAAAGGGGCAGCAGGCGGAGGACGTGAAGGCACTGCAGGCACGTCTGGACGCAGCGGAGGAGAAGATCCGCACCATGGAAGCCGCCGAGCATGAGCGCCGGGTGGAGGCCGTGAAGGAAGCCGTGAACGGCGCCTTGGAGGACATCCGGGCCTGCGCCGTGGAAGGCGACGCCGACATGACCGAGACTGCCAAGGGCCTGTGCGACCGGGCAGAGGAGTTCGCAGCCATGGAGACTGACGGGAAGTTCTGCGGCGCAGACCGCGCCGTGCTGGACCTGATGGCCGCACACGGCAAGGCACAGACCGAGAAGCGCAAGAAGGAAATGGCCGCCAAGCAGCATTCCTTCGCATGGAACAACCCCAAGACCAACAGCGGTGAGGGCGGCGGCATTGAGGAAATGCTTGCCCGCATGAACGGCTGAGAAACGAGAGGAGAGTGAATCACAATGGCATACATTGAAAAGACTGCGTTTTGGCCCCGTGTGACCAACCGCGTATTCGACGAGACTCTGAACATCACCGGCAAGTTCCAGAACGGCGAGAAGCAGGATGAGCTGTGCTCCGCCGGTTTCCTGTGCGTGAAGGATGAGCCGATGGACTGCGAGGGCTATGTGGGCGTTGGACCCACCGACTCCACCGTGACCATCAAGAACAGCAACAGCTGGAACATGAACGCTACCGGAGCCGCCGTGAAGAGCGAGGGCGACGGCATTTACGCCTGCAACCCCTATGACGTGAACATGGTTCAGGACCCCGCAACCGGCAACCTCTACAAGGTGGGCGCCAACACGCTGGGCCTGCCCGCTCCCAAGGGCTATCCCGTCACATTCACCAAGATCGTGTTCGACGGGAACAAGATTTACCGGTTCGGCATCGGCAACCTGTCCACCGCTCTGGGGGCCAACAAGTTCCTGACCATTGCCAACGGCCTGCTGGTGCCCGCCACCGCCGCTCCCACCGACGTGGGGACTCCGTACTTCAAGGTTCAGCCCACCGGCGGCACCTTTACCGAGGGCGCACAGAGCGCATTTGAGTTCGTGGACGTGCTGGCCTGCAAGGTTGACGCGGCAGCGGGCTGAGAAACGAGAGGAGAGTGACAACAATGGCAATCAAACTGAACAGCATCAATCCCGCTGTGTATGACAGCGCAGCCAAGGAGTTCAGCAACGCGGAACGTGAGCGGGCCGACATCGTGACTTGCGGCCGTCTGCTGATGCGTGAGCGTCTGGGCCGGGATGAGCGCACCCTGCGGGTCATGACCAAGCAGCCCGACGATTTCACCGGCATGCTGGCGGACGGCGAGGGGCAGAACAGCTACAGCGTGACCAACCGCAACCTTCAGAAGAACCTGCTGCTTTTCTGCGCCAAGCGGGTGTGCGCCCTGAGCGGGGAAATTCCCCCCGCTGATCTGGACGAGTTCCGCCGCAACCAGCGCAAGTTCATGAGCGACAGCCTGTACCTCAAGACTCTGGCCGGGATCGTCACCGAGATCGTGACCCCCATGCTGCCCACCGTCATGAGTTCCGGGCTGGGCTGGCTGGCCGAGATGACCACCGTGCCCATCGGTCAGACCAAGGAACTGGACATCATGTCCAATGACATCTTCCTCTTTGAGGATGACAGCTGGGGCGCCTCCCGCTCCAAGCCCGCCAACACCCTCTACAACAAGAGCGTGACTCTGAACCCCCGTCTGCGCACCGCACGGGTGAGCATGAAGTGGTATCAGTTGGTGGGCAACGATGCCGACATGGGCCGGTTCTTCAACGCTCTGGCCGCCGGTATGTACTCCAAGATCACCGCTCTGTGGATCAGCACCCTGACCAAGATGACCGCCAACACCGCCTATGTGCCCAACAACATGAACTTTACCAACACCTCCGCAAACTGGGTCACTGCCGGTGAGCGGGTGAGCGTTGTGAACGGAACCCGCTACCGGAACGTGATGGCCCTTGGCCGTCCCTCCGCACTGACCAAGGCGCTGCCCAGCGGTGTGGTGAACGCCTCCACCGTGAATCTGGATGCCGCCCTGTCCACTATGCTGGGCGTGGATTGGGCACGGTACGGCTTCCTGGGCGAGTACATGGGCATGAACCTGATGCCCATTGATACTGCTATTGTCCCCGGCACCCAGAATACCACCGTTGTGGATATTGTGCCCGCCGACAAGATTTGGCTGGTGCCTGCGGGCGGCTACAAGCCCGTCTACATCGGCATGGAGGAAGGCACGCCCATTCAGTTGGAGCTGACCCCCGATCAGACCGCAGACATGAGCATCGACGTAGTGGTTTCTATGTCCATTGACTGTGTGCCGGTCCTCGCCAGCAGAATGGCCGTTATCAACGCGTAAGCACCCAAAGCGGGAGGGAGGAAGCCCTCTCTCCCGCGGATATGGTGCGAAGTCCGCATGAGGGCGGAGCGCCACGGAAAATACAGCATCTTTTATCTGAAAGGAGCGGACAAAGATGGCAAAAGAGAAACGGACGGCCGCAGATGTGGCGGCGGGGATTGAAGCCCAGGAGCTGGAAGCAGCCGACCAGCCCTTGCGGGAACAGACAAAGGCTGCGCCCGTGGCAGAGCAGAAAGCACCTGCGGCGGGAAAGGAACCCGAAAAGCTCTATACAGCCGATGAGGTAGCGGAGATCGCCAAACAGGCGGCGGCGGAGGCCGTTGCAAAGGCTATGGCGGAGGTCAAACCCCAAGTGGTGCAGGTGATGGCGGACACGGAAAAAGTGACGCTCCGCTGGTGTGCCCCGGTGGCGGACGACAATCTGGCTGTATTCGGCCCCAACGGGATGTACGGCACCGTGACCGGAAAGAACGGCACCGTGATGGTGCCCAAGAGCGAGTGGAGCCGGTTCTATGATGAGACGGCAAGACGGCTCATTGAGCGGCGCTGGCTGGTGGTGCTCTCCGGCATGACGGACGAGGAGCGGGCGGTGTATCACTGCGCGTACCGCAAGGGCGAGGTGCTGGACGAGACGGCTTTCCGCTGCGCCGTGACCATGGGGGACAAGCTGCTGGACATCTTCGACGATCTCTGCACGGAGCATCAGGAGATGGTGGCCAAGGCTTACTATGACGCATGGGAGCGGGGCGAGGTCAGCGCTGACAGCCGGGAGCTGCTGAAGAAACTGAACGCGAAGAACAAGGCCCGGTATGCCGAAGAACCCAAGGAGGACCCCCGGCGGAAGGGAATGTTCCGCCCGGTGCTGGACGCGCTGAACAGCGCGGAGGCAGCGGAAGAGGACTAAAGGTAAAAGGAGGAATTAGACATGGATATTTCCGGATTTGGCATTGCCAGCGTGGCGGTCATTACGGTGATCTGCTACCTAATCGGCATGGCTGTGAAGGCCACCGCCATTGAGAACAAGTGGATTCCCATTGTTGTTGGCGTGTCCGGCGGCATTCTGGGCGTGGTGGGGATGCTGATTATGGCAGACTTCCCCGCAACGGACTATCTCACCGCCGTGGCAGTGGGCATTGTAAGCGGTCTGGCCAGCACCGGCGTGAACCAGATCGCAAAGCAGATGAGTAATTAAAATTGCGCTCCCCGCAGGGGGACATTCCCATGTCAGGGCAAGGGGAAGGAATCTTTGGCGCAAAGATCCCTCCCCCTTAGACCCCCACCAGAAACATGGGGGACGCCACCGTCCCCATACCCCCTCTGGCACAAAGGCCGGGGGCTGCGGCCCCCGCCTTTGGAAACCCTCTCCCATAGGACGGGGCGAGGACGAGGGGGACATGGATAGGATCAACAACCATTTTTCGATTTGAAAGGAGAAAATATCATGAAAAAGAAGTTTTTGGACATCATCAACGAGGGCAAGGCTGCCGGCAAGACCATCGAGGCTGTCAACGCCGAGTTGAAAGCGGCGGGGGCCAACTTCCACCTGACTCCCGACGGCTATATCGCCGGTTGGAGCGACAAGGAGATGGCCGAGGGCTTCATCCCCGCTGAGGATGACGGGAAGGACGCTCTGTACAAGATCGCCAGCGACGGCAAGCCCGTCCGCTACTCCAACAAGGCTCCCGGCGGCGGCAAATACGGTTCTGCCATCCCCGTGATGGAGCGGGACGAGAGTCGCGCCGACACCACCATCACCGTGGGTCACTGGGAGCTGAGCTACGACAGTCTGGGCTACTGCTACAGCCGGAAGAATCTGAACAGATGAACGTGCGTGTGACGCCGGGAAAGATCCGGGTATTTGTAACGCCGAAGAACAGCAAGAAAACGGCGTCACAGGTCCGAAAGCTGACGGGGGCGGACGTGGTGATCAACGGGACCCTTTTCAATGCCGCCAAGTGGGTGCCGACCTGCGACGTAAAGGCGAATGGCAAGGTGCTTTCCAACGATCGCTACGCCTACCGGGGTCTTGCATGGAACAACGGGGACAGCCGCTTTACGGTGGCTGTCTCCGGGGACATGGCGAAGTATGACAACTTCATTTCCTGCGTATTTTTGATCAACGAGGGGAAGAGACTGGCACTGCCGGATATGACGCCGGACGTGAAGCGGGCCGCCGGACGGACCGTCATTTACGGGCTGAAGGACGGCAGCATTTGGGTCTACGCCATGAAGGAGGGAGTGCGAAACCAGACTCCCGCCCAACTGCAAGCCACGCTGGGGGCCATTCCCGGCATCGACTATGCGCTGATGCTGGACGGCGGCGGGTCCACCCAACTGTCACAGGCGGGGAATCAGTACATCTATTCCAGCCGCCGGGTGCAGAACTACATCTGCTTTTGGAACAGAGACCCGGAACCGGAAGGAGAGAAACCCATGGTAGAGATCAACGGATACTCCAAGGCGAAGGACGGGAACAAGCGTCTTTCCGCCCACTTCAAGGTCCGGGAGTTTGCCTGCAGGGACGGCAGCGACGCCATTCTGGTAGCACCCCGCCTTGTGATGGTGCTGGAATCCATCCGCACACATTTCGGTTCCGCTGTGGTGATCAACAGTGCCTACCGGACACCTCAGTACAACGCCAAAGAGGGCGGCGTGACGGACAGCCAGCACTGCTACGGCACGGCGGCTGACATTGTGGTGCGGGGCAAGACCCCGGCGCAGGTGGCGGCCTACGCCCGACAGCTGATGCCGGACTGGGGTGGCGTAGGGATCTACGCGAAAAAGGGCTTTACGCACATCGACGTGCGGGAGGCCAAGGCCGACTGGACCGGCTGAGAGTTTTGAACCAAGGGGGGGGACGGAGCAATGGCGATGCAGGGAGACTCCTATCTGATCCCCATCGTGGTGCGGCAGAACGATGTTGTGATCGAGCCGCAGATGGTGGAACTCCTGGTGCTGAAGATCGGCGGCATTGCAAAGTTCTACCCCGGCGGGGGTCTGACCTATGCGGAGGGGCAGTGGTATTTCTCCCTTTCTCAGGAGCAAAGCCTGAAGCTGCCGGACCGGCCCGTTGAGACCGGCGGGCGGGTGAAACTGCACCATCAGGAGGTGGTGGGATTCCGGGGGGCGGATATAAACGTCCGGAAGGCCATTGTGGAAGGGGTGATCTGATGGCGAACAAACACTCCACCCTGACGCCGGAAGGCTGTACCGTTTCCACTGACGGGATACCTCCGGACACGGAAGAACAGGTCGCAGGTCAAAGCTCCGACTTGTCGCCCAATAAACACTCCACCTTGACGCCGGACGGATGCGCCGTCCCCGCTGCTGAGCAGCCGCCGGACACGGAAAAACCGGCCGCAGTCCAAGGAACCGAGCTGACGCCAAACAAGAACTCCACGCTGACACCGGAGACCTGCTTCAAGCCCATGGTAATGGACATTCAGGATGTGGTTCTGAACGTCACCGACGGAGAAGGGCGGGTCTATCAGGAAAAAACCGTTGTGCCGTCCGGAGTCCAGCAGATCGTGACGCCGGACGCCAACTACGCGGCGCTGTCCCGCGTGATCGTGGAAGCCATTCCCAGCGACTACGGGAAAATCACCTACAGCGGAGACGAGATCACCGTGACTTAACAAATCCAACCCCCATATAAAACTGTTGATGGGGTCGAAAATTTTTAAAAGGAGACCGGAAGCATGGCAAAGAAAAATGTAATCATCAACAAAGTTCCGTATGAGGGCGTGGAAGAAGTCAAGATCCCCCTGCAGGAGGGAGGCGGCAGCGCCCGCTATGTGGAAACCAGTGACGCCACTGCGGCGGCCGGCGATATTCTGACCGGGAAAAACGCATACGTCAACGGAAGCCTAATCGGCGGTTCCATGCCGAACAACGGAAAGACCGACGGAACCATTTCCGCGGTGGACGGAACGGTCACGATTCCCGCAGGCTACACCTCCGGAGGCACCGTTCAGATTTCCGAGGCGGAGCAAGGAAAGGTGATTCCCGGCAACATCAAGTCCGGGGCGACCATTCTGGGCGTAGCCGGTAAAGCCTCCGTGGTGGACACCGATGACGCGGACGCCACTGCCGGGGACATTCTTTCCGGCAAAACCGCCTATGTGAACGGCCAAAAGATCACCGGCACCACCACCATGCCGACGATCTCGCTGCTGGATGGGGTGCTGAGCATTTCCTGATTTCAGTCCTGAATTTCAGGACCGAAAGCCAAGGGGATATTCTCTTTTGAAAAGAGAATGTCCCCCCGGCCCCCTAAAGAGAAACGCGGGGGGATTCCGATTCCCCTCCCCCCGCACCCCCTTGAAACGGCACAAAGGGGCAGAATTGTGATTCCTCCCCTTTGGAAACCACACCTTGGGGACGAGGGCCGGGGGCTGCGGCCCTCTCCCTTTGGAAACCAACCCCCATAGAACGGGGGACGGGTGAATAACAGAAAGGAGAACGCTTCATGCCAAGTCCAACCGTCATTGTGAACCACAAGACATACAGCGGCGTGGGGCGTTTATCCATCCCCCTGTCCACCGGGACGGGGAACGGAGATTTCATTTACATCGGCGGAGATCCGGGAAGTTTGCCCCAATGGCAGGCAAACGTGAAGATCGCGGGCGTGAAATACAACGCCGTACAGCGGGTGACGCTGCCGAAGCAAGGCGGCGGGGAAGCCCACTACCTATGCGCGGCCGGGACCTTTCGGGAATTTCCCGTAAACCCCGGCGGCAAGAAAATCAACATCGGAGATTATGTGAAGCTGGAAGCAGGGCTGTATCCCAGCGCAAGCCTGTACCCAAGTACGGCGCTGTATCCCGGAACCGGGGTCAAGAGCGACTCAGCGGGGGCACTGGCCACGGCACTGCTGCCGGACGCATCACTTTATCCGGCTGCGGGCCTTTACCCAAGGAACGTAATTCTGGCGACCGGGGCGGGGACGGACTCCGCCAACGCAGACGGCATTGCCATGAATGACGCGGAACCGGGAGGGACCGTGCTGGTATATATTCCAAAAACGTAAGGAGGGGCGGCTATGGGAACGAGTTGGAGCGAGATCATTTCGGACCATGCCATGGTTTTTATTGATGACGTGAGACTGACGGATCAGGCGGCGGAAAGCCCTGCGCGGTTCCTCCGGCGGATGAGCCTGTACATGAAAAACGCGATCCCGGTATTCAACCGCCCCCCTGAGATGGTGGATTACCTGAAAGAGGGCCTGACGGAACCCGCCTACGGAGACAGCACATGGGTCTCCACCTTGGAGAGCATTGCGAAAGAGACGAAGGTGGAGACGGGGATGACCGGCTACGAATTATTCTCCTGCGCACAGCGGGCGGAGCAGCCGGACGGGTCCGTGCTCTTGGTAGCGTATGGAGAGGCGGTATATGACCCGGAGACCGGGACCGTGACCTTCCCTCCCCAGATGGACGCGGGATTGCAGTACGAAATGGACTTTTACACGGACGGGGCCTTTGCCCATGACCTGACGGCGGAGCAGAAACGGCTGTTGGGATTGTGCGTAGCATCCGTATGGGACGAGCGGTTTTTCCGCAACTGGCTCAGCGACGCACCCAAGGATCATGACCGGAGCTTTAACCCGCCTAACGAGCCGCAGTACATGGAAAAGGGCAACAAGAAGAAACTGCAAAACCGGGGGCTGTTGAATCAGGAATTGCGGAAGTATGAGCAGGACTGCCTGTACGCAACGGCGTTCCATCGGTCGGCACGACAGATGAAGCTGATCTGAAAGGAGGGAGCCACATGGCGGACGCTAAGCACGGCATAAAAAACATTGGCCTTTTGAGCGGCGGGAACGGCAGGGCGACCAACGCTCCGGCTCAATACCGGGACCGGAATCGGCAGTATTTTGCGGATGCCACGGCCCGGTTTGTGGAGGAAATGGCTCCTTACGCCACGGACTTTGTGACGGCCCGGATGCAGGGCTTAGTTTCCGGAGACTTCTACCGGTGGAGCACGAAGCGCATCCGGTTCTCCGACACCACCAAGCAGGGGGTCAGCCTTACCCGAAAGACCGATGACCAGAAGGCGTTTCTGGTGGCGGACGCCGGGGTGGACTACATCCCGGAGGGAGCTAAGGTGGAGACCATGGGTTCCTACTGGCTGGTGACGAACCCCTCCAACCTGTCCAGCGCATCGGGGTGCGGCATTATGCGGCGGTGCAACGCCGTGTGGCGGTTTCTGGACTGGTACGGGAACATCCGAGAAGAACCGATCCTTGTGGAAAAGTCACTGGCGCAGGCCACATCCAATGACTTTCAGGAAATGACCCTCATCATGCAGGGATATTTCAACATCATCTGCCAGCGGAACGCCAACACAGAGCAGCTGGACCAGAACAGCCGCCTGATCTTAGGGCGGCGGGCCTATCAGATCACCGGCTACTCCGACGTGACGCAGGAGTTCACCGGGGACGATGAGAGCACACACCTGCTGTATTTCAACGCCCGGATGCAGGAGCCGAACCACGAAATCGACGATCTGGAAGCGAAGGTGGCAGGGGGGAAGAACTTTTCCTGGGCGGTATTTGTCACCGGGGCGCCCCGCATGACGGCGGGAGATGCCTTCCAATTCACCGCTGCTTCCCGGCGGAACGGGGCCGAGGTGGAGAACACGGAGGAACACCCCATAGGCTATGTATGGTGTTCCAGCGACACCAACGTGGCCACGGTGGACAGCAAAGGCGTGGTAACAGCGGTAGGCGAGGGCGCCTGCCAAATCACGGCGGTGCTGGACCAAAACCGGACTTACGGCGGGACCTTTGCCGTGACGGTGGAGGCATCGGCGGCAAAAACACCGGCGGTACGGTTTTTGAATGAAGTTCCCAAGTACATGGCCCCCTACGATGTAGAGACCTTGGAGGCGGCGCTGTTTATCGGCGGCGTTCGACAGAATGCGGCGGTGGAGTGGACCTACGAGGGAGCCGCAGAGGGTTCTTACAGCGTGAGTGTCAATGGGAACTGGTTGACAGTAAGGTGCTGGGGGAACAGCCCGAAACCGCTGACGGTGAGAGCCGAATGCGAGGGTGAAAGCGTCAGCGCGGAAATCGAATTGGAGGGCTTGTGAGATGGCAGAGAAGTGTCCATACGCCTACAAGCGGCCCGGAACGGTGAGCTTGCTGTGCGAGAAGCAGCCGGGACAGAAATTTCCCATCTGCGGGCACCAGCATTTGTGCGGCGTGACCGGGCAATGGGAGAACACACCGCAGGCGGCCTTGTGTCCCCTGCGAGAAAGCAACCGTGAGAAATTCCAAAAAATCTGAAAGGAATGACGTATATGGAATGGAAAAAACTGACGGAGGAAGAGCTGCTGGCAGCCAGAGACTATGTACCCCTGATGGAAAAGGCGGCGTTTGCGGCGGAGTGCGCCGGACGGTGCTTTGACCGGATGGAAGTCCGGGTGGAGGGGGGACAGGTGCTTCCCTACTTCAAGGAGAACGTGGAGCGGCGGAGCCGGTATCTCATGGGCGGCTTCGTGAAGCTGTATCTGGGAGAGGACTTTGAGCCGGTGGAGGGAGAAACCTACCTTATGTCCGCCGACGACTACGACCGCTGGGCCGGAGGTCACATTTTTAACCAGATCGACCGCATGAAGGGGAAAGGGCCGGAGCTGCGGGACAAAGCCTTTGACCTGCTGGCGGACTATCGCGATCTGGAAAAGATGCTGAAAACGGAGATTTACGGGATGCTGCAAGCCATGAACGATCCCGTGAGCCGGTTTCAGGACCTTGCGGCGCAGAGCATGACGCCGGAGGCGGTGCAAAAGACGCTGAATGACCTGAAGGAGGCCCGGAGCGCCTTTGACGCGGCCTTTCAGCAGAGAAAGGACGGCGCACAATGAACCCGGCCTTCCACAGCCCCACCTATCCCTACGAGCGGGTACAGACCGGTTTTCTGACCTTCCGTGGGGCGGAGGAGATCCCCCACAAGCTGTTGACCTATCTGATGGACCTGCCGCTGCCGGACGGCTACGAGCCGGTGGATGACAACACCCGCCCCCGTGTCCGGCTGATGAAATATCTATGGCATGACGGGGCAAAGCCGCTGGGAGAGCGGCTGCCCACGGCCAAGGAAAAGCAGAGCCTTCTTTTTGACGGGAACGAGCCTGTGGTAGACAGCAACACCCAGCGCCGCAAGCACCCGAAAGGGTATCGCCTTTACGCCCAGAAGTTCTGGGGAGAAGCCCAGACGGAGGCGAAAAGCACGATCAAATGTTATTTGGGCCGCATTTTTTCACAGACGCCCTTTGACGCGCGGATCGGGATCACGTTTGTGATCTCCTGCAACGTGAACCAAGAGACTACCACCAAAACGGAGGCATACGCCCGCTCCTACGATATGGAGCAGTGCATCATCGAGGCACTGAACGGCGTGAATCTGGCGGGGATCGGCGTGTGCGATTTCTCCCGTGCCGCACACGCGGACAACGGAAGCCGCCCGGTGTATGACCAGACGGGCACGGTGGTGGGCCGGGAGCTGAAAATGAGCGTACATTGGGCGGAAAGCGAAGCCGCCATGGGGGATACCATTGAGGACTACTAAAATCACAACGGGAGGACAGCCACCATGACCATGGAAGAAGCAGCCGTAAAGATAGAGGGGCATGAGCACGAGATCAAGTCCCTGAAACACCGCATGGAGGAGGTGGAGCGGGATCAGCAGGCGCTGATCAAACTGACTGCCAGCGTAGAGGTAATGGCGACCAAGCAGGAAGAAATGGGGACAAAGGTGAGCCGGATCGATGAGAAAATGACGGAGATGGAAGGGAAGTCCGCCAAACGGTGGGACAGTCTCGTGGACAAGGTGATCTGGCTGATCGCCGGGGCCTGTATTGCGGCGCTGTTTGCCACCGCAGGCATTGCCATTTAATTTCAGATATTGGAGAGGATGAATTAAAGGAATGGAACTCTCACGGAATATCAAGCGGGCGGCGGACCGTTACGAACCCGTAGAAACCGCCGGACTGACCCTATGGCCCATCCGGGTATGTGAGCAGGAGGAATTTGAGCGGGCGAGACCCGCCATTGACGTGATCCAGCAGGCGCTCCCTGTGCGCTATGCGGTCATGCCTCTGCTGACAGCCTATTGGGTCATGGATCTGGAAAGCATGGAGCGGGGGGAGGAACCGGTGGGCCTTTTCAACCGGGCGCTGGCGTTTTTGGCGCTGGCGCTGAGGCTGGGGGAGGGCCGGAGCCTTTCAGACCGCATCCGCCTGTTTCATGTGAAACTTTCACCTGAAAACACAATGGATTTAAAGGGAATATGCTTTACATGGAACGGCGAGGAAGAAATCACCATTACCCCGGTACAATTCCAGCGGCTCAGGGCTATTCTGGCCTATCAGAACGGCATTGAGTTGACGGATGAGGACGCCAACCCGGACCTGTTGGAAGCGGAGGCGGAGCTGGCCCGGAGAAACGGGCCGAAACTGCGCCGGGACCCGGCCGGCCTGCTTTCCTCCATCGCCCTGTTTACAGGCTGTGAGGAAACAGAGATGGACGAATGGCCCCTGCTGAAGCTGAAACGGCGTCAGGAAGCCATCCAGCGGGCGGCAGATTATCTGATCTGCGGCATTTCGGAAGGCAACGGCGTGAAGTGGAAGGGAGGGAACCCTGTCCCCCACCTTTTCTATGACCGGGAGCGGGAGGACGCGGGGGCCATGACCCCGCTGAGTCAATTTACCAACAATACGGAACATTAAAAGGAGTGTGAACAGACATGATCACTTTTACCGACAAAAGACTGTACGCCAAGGGCATTTGCTCCGCACAGCTTCAGGACCCCTCCACCGGTGAGATCCTGAGCCAGAGCGACAAGTTTTCCACCGGAAACATTCAGTTTTCCGCCAACACCGACCCCCTGCGGGCAGGTCTGGGCAACGGCATTGCCACCATCATTGCCAGCGACAGCGACACGCAGGTGAGCTTCACCCGTGCGGACTTCGACCTGATGAGCAAGATGATGGCTGTGGGCGGCGCCGTGAACTACAACGCCGTTTCCCCTGTCTGCCAGACGGTGGAGGCCACGGGGACTTCTCTGAAGGCCGACGTGAGCAAGCTGGTGCCGGTGGCCCAGTACGGCTATTCCAACATCTTCTGCTATGTGCAGGAGGTAGGCGCTGCGTCCTCCTACTCTGTGGGCGGCGTTCCCTATCCCATCGATCCTGCCACCGGCGCCATTACCGGCTTCACCGCTGAGAGCGGCAAAAGCTACAAGGTGTGGTACTTCGCCAAGAAGCCCGCTGCGCAGGTGGGCATTGTGAACGGCGCCTTTAACGGCCGCATTGTTCACTTCACCGCGCAGATCGCCGTGTATCAGAACGTGTCCGGCACCAAGGGCACCCGCTGGGGCTGGGCTTACCTGATCGTGCCCCGCCTGTATCTGAACCCCGAAGGGGCCAACACCACCGGCGACCAGTCCAACTACGATACCACCACCATCACCGGCCGCGCCATCAACGAGGACGCCGAGGTGATCTCCGCCGAGTGCGACGCTTGCGGCGGCATGGGCACCGTGGCCTACATGGTGCTGGTTCCCGACGAAGAAAGCGACGAGGTGGCCGGGATTGCCGTGATCGGCGGCGTGGTGAGCGTGGCCGCCAGTGGCACAGCGCCTGTTGGGGCAAAGCTGGTTATGAAAAACGGGGAACTGGTGACGCCCTCTCCCGCAAGCCTGCTGAAGTACACCGTGACCGCCGGGACTGCTACCGGAACCACCGTTTCCACCGACGGCATCGTGACCGCCGGGAGCACTCAGGGCACCGGGAGCATCACCATCCAGTATCCCGCCGAGGGAGCCGCCAAGTACACCGCGCAGGCGGTTCTGGAAGTCACCGGCGAGTAAGGAACACACCAAAAACGCCTTATCCTAAGCGTTGGATAGGATGAGCCGAGCGGGGCTGACTGCCGGGGAGACCCGGCGGTCGGCCCCGTTTTTTGATCCCCGGCGGACGGGAGAGCATGAGAATCTCATGCTTTGGCGTATGCCTGGGACCATTTTCGTGAGGTCACGAAATGGATGGAAAGGAGCGGGGATATGAGCGGGAGCGCATCTGCCAGGGTCACAGGGCTGGACGAGGACATGGCGGCACTGGAACAGCGGTTCAAGGCGGCGCTGGCGGGGGCCATGCCCACGCTGCGGGAGGATCTGTCCCAATGCCTTTTCGAGCACGTGCAGGGCGACGTATACGAAAAATTCGACCCAAAGGAATATATCCGGCGGGGAGAATACGGCGGCTTGGCCGACATTGACGGCAACACGGAGTTTGCGGTGACAGAGGGCAGCGTTTCCATGGATTACCAGCCCAGCGGCGAGAGCGAACAGGTGGAAAACCCGCTGAACGGAGACGCGCTGATCGGACGCATTGAGCATCTGGACCCGCCCTATGACTGGACCCGGAGGCCCCCGGCCAGACCGTTTTTTGAAAATTTTGTCACGGAACTGGTAGAAGGCGGACGGGCGGAAGAAACGCTGGTACGGGCCATGAACCAACAGGACGCAGAATTACAGATCGAAGCCAACGGCTACACGGGCCGGGAGGGTGACGAAGGATATTGAAGTAAAGGCAGGGCGGTGAAGCATGGCAAAAATTATCTTTAAGGGCGTACCAGATTTTACAGAGGTCCGGGCGGAGATCGCAAAGCTGAAGCAGGAGGTAGCGTCGGTTTCCTCCACGAAGGTAAATCTGAACGGCACGGCGCAGGGCCTGAACGGCGCGGCGAATGCCGCCGGGAAACTGGCGGGGAACCTGCAGAAGGTCTCCACCACCTTTGACGCAAACGGGCAGGCCACGCGGCAGGTGCGGGATTTCTCCGCACGGCTGGGAGAGACCACCCGCGTGGTGGCGACGCTGAACAAGGAGACGGGGGATCTTGCTGTGACCCAGCAGACCGTGACCCGGAACTACCGACAGCAGGCCCAAGCGGCGGAGAAAGCCGCTGCCGCGGAACTGAAAGCCACCCGCCAGGCCAACGCCTATTTACAGCAGCAGTCCAGAGCAGCGCAGAACACCCCTTATAATCCCACATCGATCCAGCGGCAGATCGAGGGCATGGTGGGCATCGGGAATGCCGCCAAGAGTGCAGCGGACAGTGCCGGCGTATTTGAAAGAGCGTTTTTGAACTCCTCCGATAAGGTCCAGAAGGGCACGAAGGAGATGACCGAGAAAAACGGGCTGTTAGGGGACAGCTTTACCAACGTCTACCTGAAAATGCTTCAATGGCAGGTGATGGGCACCATCGTCTCCAAGACCATTGGGGCTTTCCGGGACGCCATTTCCACCATGAAGGCCGTGGACGATGAGATGGTGACGGTCCGCAAGGTAACTGGCTTTACAGCGGAGCAGATGGAAAAGCTGCGGGACCGGGCCTATGAGACGGCATCGGCCTACGGCGAGGCAGCGGACGAATATCTGAACTCTGTGGCGGCGTTTGCCCGTGCCGGTTACGGCGAACAAGCGGACGCGCTGGCGGAGCTGGCCACCAAGACAAAACTGGTGGGCGACACCAACGCGGAAACGGCACAGCAGTTCTTACTGTCTGTGGATGCGGCGTATCAGTACAAGGGAAACATTGACGCATTGACCAAGGTGCTGGACGGCGCCAACGAGATCGACAACAAGTATGCCACCAGCATTGAAAAACTGACGGAAGGCTTGGGGACCGTGGCTCCCGTGGCGGCACAGGCCCATGTGGGGGTCGACGAACTGACGGCGGCCATCGGTACGATTACCGCCGTGACCCAGCGGAGCGGTAGCGAAGCGGCCCGTGCGTTCCGGGCACTGGTGCTGAACATCGTGGGGGACACAAAAACCGAAATTGACGAGGGCGTGACGTGGACCACCGGGGAGATCGCCGGGTTGAGGGACGTGATCCGGCAGTACGCCCCGGCTGCGTATGAAGCGGCGAAAGCCACTGGCGAGGTCATTGACCCCATGGAGGCCATTGGCGGCCTTGCCCAGAGCATGAAGGACGGGCTGCTGACCGAACAGAAGTTGATGGAGATGGTCAGCGACATCGGCGGCAAGCTGCGGACCTCTCAACTGCTGGCCCTGATCCAGAACTGGGATATGTACCAGTCCATGCTGAAAGACTACGCCAACGCCGTAGGCAGCGCGGACCAGGAAATTTCCAACGCCATGGACAGCTGGACCCGCAAAACCAACATTCTGAAAAACGAATGGACGGAGTTCATTCAAAGCATGGTGAGCACCGATGCCGTTAAGGGCGGGCTGGACGTGCTGATTGGCGCGGTGGAAGTCCTGAACACGGACCTTGGCCACGCGGTAGTGACTGCCGGGGCGGTGTCGCTGGGGCTGATAGGGATTCAGGCGGCGGCAAAGGGAACGGCGGCGGCGTTTACAAAGCTGTCGGCGGCGGGGATCGCCATGAACCCGTGGATCGTAGCGATCGGGTTGGCAGCAGGGGCGTTTAGCCTCGTGTGGGAGGCGACCGAAGATTCCCGCAAAAGTCTGGACGCCCTGAATACGGAGATTGAAAGCAACAGCACCAAATTAGAGGAAAACAAGAAGCGGCTGGACGAGATCAACGCTACAAACTGGGCTGACCTTACCCCTGAGATACTCTCTGAACGGGACGCACTGGAGACGGAAAACGCTGAGCTTGAGCGGCAGATCCAAAAGTACAAGGATTTAGCGGAGGTCAAGGGAAGCCATGTAAACAATAATGGGACGATCAGTGTTCTTGGGTATCAGGCAAAGGCAAGCGGAACCGTATCCGAAGCAAGCCGCACAGAAGGGACCGCCGGAGCTGATACAGGGCTAAGAACCTGGACGCAGAGCGCTGCCACGGCCAAGGAAGCGATAGACGCGGCGACAGCCTCACTTGAAAATGCCTATCAGGTCATGGATGGGACGATCGCGGCCACAACAAAGCGGACGCAAGTAACACTTGAAGGGGCTGACGCTTACAACTATCTGAAAAGCGCAGCAAATGATCTGATAACAACGCTGGATACTGAAAACGCTCTGACTGCGGATGAAGTCCTTACGTATAATGACCTGATCAAGGTCATGCCAAAATACATTAACTATTTGGCAGAAAACGGAGAGCAAACCGGGGAACTAAAACAGTTGCTTGATCTCCTGACTGCGGCGTATTCCAACGCTGCGGAAGCGGCAAAGGAAACGGCTGACGCTACGGCAAGCGCCGGGGATAAAGCAGGCACGGCGGCGGGCAAGTACGGAAGTCTGGCGGAGATGGTGGATGAAGTCTCCGCAAGGTATAACGTTCTAAAAACCGCGCAGGACGAAACGAACCAGACCGGCGTAGTCTCCGCCAATACGCTCTCTACCATGTTGACCAAGTACCCGGAACTGATGGGCTATTTGGAGCAGACGAAGGACGGGTACAAGCTCACCAAGGGGGCCTTGGAGGACTACATTGAGGCGCAGGAGACAGAGTGCCGGGTGGCGCTGGCGGATGCGAAGTCCGCCGCGGAAAGCGTGATCACGCAGGAGGTTCAAAAGGCACTCGGCTATGACATGACCACCGAGGCCATTTACGAACAGATCAAAGCTATGCAGGCCCTCGCGGGAACGGCTGGGCACGATCAGCTATCCGGGTACCGGCGGACGCTTCGCATGAAGGGCGTGCCGGAAAGCCAAATTGACGCATTGTTCGGAGGCGTCTCTGATTTTGACGCCATGAAGAAAATGGAGGAACGGCTTGCCGCTTTAGGGAATATTAAGGTTGGCAGCGTGTCCACCTCGAAATCGTCCGCATCGAAATCGTCCACGGGGAAGTCTGAGAAGGACGCAGAACTGGAACGGTTGAAGGACATCGTATCCCTGCGGAAGTCGGAACTCTCCCTTATGCAGGAGCGTGGGGACAGCACGGCGGACCAGATCGACAAGATGCGGCAGATCCAAGCGGCGCTTCACGCACAGGCGGAGTATATGCGGCGGATCGGGGCCAGTCAGGCGGACATCAACGCCTTGTCCACGGAGCACTGGAAGATCACCAAGCAGATCAAGGAGCTGCAGGAGGATCTTTGGGACGAACTGGAAGATGCCGTAAACAAAAAGCTTGAAGAGGCGGAGGAAGCACGGGACAAGCAGACAGCCGCCATTGACAAGCAGATCGCGGCGCTGAAGGACGCCAAGCAGGCCGAGGACGAAGCCCTGAAGCTGGAACAGCTGAAGGCGGCGGTGCTGGAAAAGCAGAACGCCTTGCTGGAAGCCCAGAAGGAACGGACGGTGCGGGTATTCAACGCCGCAACCGGACAATGGGAGTGGGAAGCCAACGCCTCGTCCGTGAAGTCCGCGCAGGATGCCTATGAAAAGGCCAAGGAGGACTTGGCGGAATATGAGCGGGAGTTGGCCCTTCAGCGGGAAATCGACGAACTGGAAGCCAAGAAAAAGCTCATCGAGGAAACCTATGACACCCTGAAGGCCGAGTGGAAACGGATCACGGACAGTTTACAGGAACCCACCCGGACCATTGATGACATTCTCAGCGACATTGCCAGAAACGGCACACCCAAGATGCGGCAGCAGGTGGAGGAGGTCAACAACCTGCTGGGCAAGCTGAACCAGTACATTGCCGGGGCTATGAATGGGATTATGCTCCCCGGACAGACGATGTTACCGGGGATGATGGGTGCGGCCGGGGCGACCGGAGGCTACCACTTCGACTACACGAAGAATCCGGGCGGCGGCTGGACGCAGACGGAGATGAACGAAGGGTTCATTCCCTCCGGGTCCTCCGGCTGGAAGCTGGCGGATGGCAGCGACGCCAACCTGAACTACCGGGACACCACGCCTTACGGCAAGGGCGTGAAGGGTTCCTACACCGGCGCGGACATGAGCCGGGACCAGAAGCTTGCGGGCAGAACCGTTGAGAAAAACGGGTATGTGATCACCTACGATGAGAACGGGTACGCAACCAAGGCCATCAACGTGCATCAAGGAGCAGCCAGAGCGGACCTCTCCGGGCTGTATCCCAAGGTGGATGCGGACGGCAACGATATGTACTACGCAGGCTTTGATAAGAACGTGGATTACACTCTTGCCATCAAGCAGGCCAAGGAGTCCGGGGCCGGGGAAGGGGTGATCAAGCAGTTAGAGACAGAGCGGCAGAACAAGATCAACGCCATGTACGGGGGGCAAGCCCCCGACAGGGGAGGAAGCAGCTCCGGGGGCGGATCCTCGTCCTCCAAAGGAAATTCTTCCTCCGGTTCTTCCAGCAAGGGCTATGACAGCAATGTGGACTACTCTCTGGCCATCAAGAACGCGGAGAAAAGCGGAGCCAGTCAGGCCACCATCGACAAACTAAAAGAAGAACGGCAGAACAAGATCAACGATAAGTACGCTGGAAAGGACCCGTACAAGAAGTACGATTCCGGCGGCATCCTGCGGGGGCTGGGGGGCATCAAGGCTACCAGTCAGGACGAAATCGTGATCCCCCCGCTGCTGGCGGAGAAGATGCTGGAACCCAGCGCGGACAGCACTTTCCAAAAGCGGATGAGCGAACTTGGGTGGCTGTACGGCGCGGTGGAGCGCGGCGGAACCATGCCGGGGAAAACGGTGATGAGCCGGACCAGCTATGACCACTACGGGGACAGCTACAGCGTGAACGGCGTTCAGATCGGGGCGGAGGAGGCCAACCGCCTGACCGTTGCGCAGGTCATGCAGGCATTGAACCACGGGGCCGGGAACTTGGGCCTCTACAAAAATTAAGGGAGGCGGGCGCATGGCATTATTCCAACCAACGAATATTTATCCCTCGTCCCTTGGGGAACTGGGAAACGGCACGGTTGACATCACGAAGCCGCTGGCGGTGAGCTGGCAGGTGAACGGCAACTCCGCTATGACCGCGTTTTCCCTGACGGTCTGCAAAAACGATGCGGCGTCCACACAGGTGTACACCACGGGGAAGCTGACGGAGGGATGTCCCTTCTATGGGATCGACTACGCGGGAAACACCGTGCTGTTTACCCACACCATTCCGGCTGACGCATTGAGCGTGGCCAAGATGGAGAACGGACAGCAGTACAAGCTGATCATCAAGCAGTGGTGGGGGGAGACCGACGCAGAGAGCGTGACCCAGCGGAGTGCATCGGTCTTTCTGACGAGGGCGGACCCGGTACTGACCGTGGCCGCCATCCCCTCTCCGCTGGCGGTGCGGAAGTACGCTTTTACGGCGACCTATACGCAGGCGCAGGGGGACACGCTGAACTGGGTGCGGTGGATGCTCCGGGCAAAAAGCAGCAATACGGCGCTCTATGACAGCGGGCGCATTTACGGCACGGCGGAACTGCGGATGGAGTATGACGGCCTGTTTTCCGACACGGATTACGCCGTCCGCTGCCAGGTGCAGACGGAAAACGGCGTACAGGCGGACACCGGCTGGGTGGATTTCCGGGTGGCCTACGCTACCGCCACCCCCACCGGTGCGGTGGTGGCCTGTCCCAACTGCAAAAAGTCCGGTATCCGGGTGACATGGCCGGGGCTGTACGATGTGCAGGGCACGGCGGCAGGAGAAAACCGCATCCAAAACGGAAAGCTGGTATTGGGATCGGACGGAACCGTGATCTGGGGCAAGGTGACGGGGCAGCCGATGAACTACGCTCAGCCGTGGAGTTTGGTGTGGAGCGGGACGGTGGACGTGACCCGCGACAATCCCATCCTGACGGTGGGGCTGAATGGCGGCGCGGCCATTGTGACGCTGGGGAAGTCCGGCGTTTCTATGACGGTGGACGGCGTGGAGGTCTGGAAGGACGCCCTGCGCGGCGTAACGGCGGAGGACGAATGGACGCTGGTGATCACCGGCGGACAAATCTATCTCCGGCAGGTGACATGGGTCAACGCATTGTATCCCGCCGTGACCCTGTACCCCGGACCGAAGCTGTATCCCTCCAAGGGTACTCAGTCCGGCAACCTTTTCAGCAGCGAGGTGAAGCTGGCGGGGCGGTCCATTACCTCTTTGACGCTGGGCGGCGTCCAAACCTGCGACTATCTGTGGGTGACGGGTGAGGTTCTGGAAGCCAGTGTGCTGGACCAGATTCTGAGTCAGGACGGCTGGACGCCGGGGGCGTTTTCCGGGGACACACTGTTCCAGACGGATTTCGCCGGAGGCGGCCTGCAGGCTGGGAATATGGCCTTCAGCGGAACGCTGACGGGATTTGCCATTTACCGCTACCACGAGGGGGAAGCAACGCTGGAACCGGTGGCGCAGACACCCCTTTCGGAGCGGGCCATTCTGGACTGCAAGGCGGTATCGCAGGAGACGTACCGCTACTATATGTTCGGACTGGGGCAGACGGCGGACGGGCAGGAGGTCATCGTGACCAACGCCCTGATCTCCGACGCGGTGACGCCCATCTTCTGGGACTGGACGGTTCTGCAATGCACCACGGACGCAGAGGGCGCCTACCACCCGGCGGCGATCTTCCGGTTCAGCCTGAACGTGGCCAGCGGGGAAATCAGCAACAACAACAGCCCCGGTGTGCTGGAAAATTTTACCCGGTATCCTACGGTACAGAGTTCCCCCAGCAATTACCGCTCTGGGACGCTCTCAGCGGCCATAGGGCACGTTCTGGCAAGCGGGGAGTATGCGGATACCAACGAGATGCGAAACGCCGTGTACGCCCTTTCAACCACGCAGGACATCCTGTTTTTGAAAGACCGGCGGGGAGACTTGTGGCAGATCCGGGCAGGAGGAGCCATTTCCATGAGCACCATGGACGGCAGCCGACAGCAGGTGCAGACGGTGACGCTGCCATGGGTGGAGATTGGTTCCGCAGACGGGGCGCGTATCCTGCTCACATCGGGCGACGCTTTGTTTGCATAAGAGGGAGGCGATGCAGAAATGACCCAAGCGGAACGGATGAACGATTACCGCAAGATGCTGCGCCAGCCTTTTACCAAACTGTGCCGTCTGCGGTTTTTACAACCGGACGGCTCCACGGCCTTTGCACTGGACAACAACCCCACAGGGCACTTTGCCGGGGCGTTTATTGCGGACGGAAGTCTGTCCGTGAATCTGAACAACGGCCAGCGGCGGACGGCTTCGGTGACGCTGGCGAATCTGGACGGCACGTTCGATTACAACATCAACCGGGTGTGGTTCGGGAACCGGATCGCACTGGACGAGGGCCTTGTGCTCAGCGACGGCACGGACTTTTACATCCAACAGGGGGTCTTTCTGGTGAAGGACCCTGTAGAGACGCTGGAACCGGCCAAGCGGACGGCGGAATACAATCTGGTGGATAAATGGTCGGATCTGGACGGAACACTTTTCGGCTATCTGGAAAGCACCTACGAGGTAAAGGCGGGGACCAACGTCTTTGACCCCATCGTGGCCTTACTAAAGCTGGACCGGGGGAACGGGGATCTGGTGGACAATGTGGCTCCGGTATTCACGGAATACTACAACGGCAAGACTCAGCAGCTGGCAAACGGCACCACGGCCAAGCTGACGGACGCGCCCTACACCCTGCGGGTTGACAGTGACAACGGAAGCTATGCGGACGTGTGCCTCGGTCTTGCGGAAATGCTGGCGGCGTGGATCGGGTACGATGCCTCCGGCGCACTGCGGATCGACCCCTCTCAGGATGACATTCTGGACAGCGACAAACCGCTGGCGTGGCAGTTCTCCCAAAGCGAGGCGGAGCTGCTGGGGACGGAGTACACGGAAAAGAACACGGAAGTGTACAACGATTTCATCGTGATCGGGGAAGCCGTGAACAACAGCGCACAGGTGGCGGCGCGGGCGCAGAATCTGGACCCGGCCAGCAGCACGAATGTAAGTCGGATTGGGCGCAAAACCGTGCGCTACCGGGCGGCAGGATATTCCACGAAACGGCAGTGCGAGGACTTGGCTGTGTGGAAATTGAAACGGTCCGCAGCACTGCAAAAGTCCGTCTCGGTTTCGTGCAGTCAGATCATGCACCTGAACGAGAACGAACTGATCTCCATTGTGCGGAGCGACAAGGCGGGGTCTCCGGTGGAGCGGCATCTGGTGCAGGGGTTCACAAGACCCCTGACATGGAGCGGCCCCATGCAGATTTCCGCCGTGTCCGTACAGGATTTCCCCACGGCCACCGTGACGGGGTGGCCAACCTGAACAGTGAAGCAGCCCCAACGGGGCACCGGATCAAAAGGAGGAACTTTTATGAAGAAAAATCGTTGCGGAAAAACGACCCTTTCTTTTCCTGAGAGGGGGCGGATGTAATGGCATACGAGAAAACCACATGGGTCAACGGGCAGGCCCCGGCGCTGGACGCGGAGCATCTGAACAAGATTGAAAATGAGCTGGAAATCCTTGGCAAGCGGAAGGGCAGCGCCACCTACACCGCCACCATCGGGACCACGTGGGTGGAGGATGAAAACACCGGCATCAAGACGCAGAGCGTTGCCATTGCCGGGGTGACGGCCCAGAGCACCGCTATGGTGGATCATGTTTACACAGGCAGCGGGACCTCCGACGATTACGCTGCCTTTGTGGAGGCGGAAAACCAGTACCTCAACTGCATTACCAACGGCTACGCCGAGACCTATGACGGCGGCATCAAGTTTACCATCTTCGGGGACGCCAACACGGTTGAGATCCCCATTGTTGCGGAGGTGAGCTGATGGGCCATGTAACGGTGGTTGGCGGGTGCAGAGCGAAAGCCCCGGTAACAGGCATTCAGGCCGGGACGCTGGCAGTGGGGTCTACGGTAAAGCTCATGGAGGGCGGCTCGGCAGTTGAATACTTGGTTGTCAACCAAGGGATTCCTTCTAACTCTAACTTGTATGACGCAAGCTGTGACGGAACGTGGCTGCTGAGAAAGGAATGCCATAGCGAGAGGCAATGGGATTCTTCTCAAACCAATGTTTATGCTTCTAGTACTATTAACACATGGTTAAATAATAATTTCTTTAACAATTTTGGTAGTGTAGAACAAAGTGTTGTTAAACAAGTAAAAATTCCATTTTGTGTTGGTGGCGGGGATGCTACTATTAATGGTGGCGCAAGTGGGTTGAGCACCAAGATATTTTTAGTGAGTAATCGTGAAGTGGGTTTTACTAAAAATGCGGCCGACTATTATCCAACAGATGGCGCAAAATTAGATTATTTTGAATCCGGGACTAGTGATTCTGCTAACCAAAAACGTGTTGCGTGGTTTAATGGAAGCACTGTTTACCAATGGCTTCGTTCCCCATATCTTGATGGTGGTCAACAGGTATGGCGTATTACTACTGAGGGCGGTGCTTTGGCTCATTATGCGACTTATACATTCGGCATCCGCCCAGCCCTTATTCTCCCCAGCAATGCACTATTTGACGAAACCACTTTGCAGCTCAAGGGGGTGGCATGATGGGACACTGTATGTTTTTAAGAAAGGGCGAGGTGCATACGCCGCCGTCCACGGTCAAGGAGGTCATCGTTGCTATTACGGCGGCCAACATTTCCGACTATTTCACCGTGACCAACGGCACCTATTATTTCGCAGGCTCCGGGTCGGTCTTTACCAGCAACAACAGCGGCAAATCGAGTTCCACCGCTTCCACGGTGCTGACGGCGAAGCAAGACATTTCCGTGCTGGCGTTCAACTACTCCTATTCCAGCGAAGCCAAGTACGACACGTTCACGCTGAAAGTGGGCGGAACTACGGTGGAAGATGGCGTATCCGGTGCTACCACGAACAAGACGTACAGCGGCAGTCTTGCCCAGGGGCAGACAGTGGAGTTCACCTACTCAAAGGACAGTTCGCAGGATGGCAACGATGACAAATGCACATTCAGCGATATGCACATCACGATTCTTGTGCCAAAGGGGGCGGCATAATGGGCAGAGTGATTATGAGCGGCATTGTGCCGCTGCTGAAAGCGCCGGTGACGGGGGTGCTGGCCTCCAGCCTTGCGGTGGGTTCCACCGTGAAGCTGATGGAGGGCGGCACGGCGGTGGAGTATCTGGTGGTGAATCAGGGCATCCCTGAAAACAGCAGTCTGTATGACGCAAGCTGTGACGGGACATGGCTGCTGAGGAAGGATATTCACAGCAACAGGCAATGGAATACGAGTAATAATAATGCCTATGCCTCTAGCAGTATTAATACTTGGTTGAACAGTGATTATGTCAACGGCTTTGGTACTATTGAACAAGCTACAATCAAACAAGTTAAAATTCCTTATTGTGCGGGGAACAACTCAACAACAATTAACAGTGGCACAAATGGCCTCAATACTAAGGTATTTTTATTAGGTGGTTATGAAGTAGGCTTTACGACTAGTACAAGTAGTCATTTACTTGCGGATGGGGCAAAGTTGTCTTATTTTGAGTCAGGTACTAGTGCCTCCGCTGTAAACAAACGTATTGCATACTTAAACACTTCGGCCGATAATTGGTGGCTACGGTCTCCAAATAAAGCTCTTTCTTATTCTGTATATACTGTTGCTAATAATGGATATGATGAGACTAGTGGTGGCACGACAGGCAATTACGGTATCCGCCCCGCTTTGATTCTTCCCAGCAATGCACTATTTGATAAGACTACCAAGCTGTTGAAGGGCGTAAAGTAACGGAAAAAGCCGGAGGGTCAATCCTCCGGCAGGTCCCACAGATACGAATGAAAAAACCGGCTGAGTAAGCCGTAAAATTGAAAGGAGAAACACTATGGAAAAGAAGTTTGCTGAGATCATCAACGAGGGCAAGAAGAACGGCAAGACCATCGAGACCATCAACAAGGAGCTGAAGGAGGCAGGTGCCAATTTCCACCTGAATCCCGACGGCGGCGTTGCCAACTGGACCGCGGCTGAGATGGCCGAGGGCTTCAACCTTGCGGAGAAGGAGCCGGAGGACGTGAAGCACCTGCATGATTATATGCGGTACGATGTCGCGAAGGCCGGTCAGACCGTGCGGGTGGAGACCCCGGAGGGCACCTACGATATTACGTGGGACGAGGGCGGCCATCCTGAGAAGGCCGTGCGCGTGTGACCACCGAAAGGAAGGACACTATGAACGCTTTACACATCAAAAACACGGTGTTGGCGGTGCTGGCTGCGGCTGGCTCTGCCATCGCGCAGGCTCTGGGGGGGCTGGGATATGGCGCTGATTTTCCAATGTCTGCTTGTCGGTGGATACGCGGGTATAGCCGTAAATCATAGTGAATTGTCCTTTCTTTCGTAAAACGCACGATAAAAACACACGCCCATGCGATCAGAATGCACGGACGTGTGTTTTGGCTTCATGGTGAATGTTGAGGGATCAAGCGTAAAAGGCGGTGAGCTTGTCGGCACTGCGCTTGGCTTGCAGGTCCCGTTCGGCAAAGACCTTCTTGGCGCTTTTCCGCCCGGAACGGTCCATAAGCCGCCCGGAATAACGCTGGGTGGTGACGGGACTGGCATGGCCCAATTTGGCTTGCAGTTCATTTTCGGGCATACCAGAATTGAGATCCAAACGGGAACCGACGTGGCGGAGATCGTGGCTGCGGATGTCCGGAACGCCGGTGACGGAGCGGACGTGGCGCTCCACCAGCTCCGAAAGCCACTGTTTTGTGCCGGCCTTCCATTCCCCGGAACGGAGGGTGCCGAACAGGGGTGCGGTATCTGGGAGATCATCCGGGCGGATGCCGCTGGCCAGGTAATGGCGGAGGGCCACCACGGCGATGCCGGGCAGGTCCACCACCCGGAATTTATCGCCCTTGCCGTGTTCCACGCGGAGGGTTGCGTCCTCCAGGTCGATGTCCGCCGGGGTCAAGGCCCGCAGTTCGGCGTTGCGCAGTTCGGTGGTCAGCAACAGAATCACGATGGCGTAATTCCGGGGCCAGTTCTCCGGGTGGGTTGTGCGGACGGGGGAATCCCGCCAGAGCTTGCAGACCTGCTCATCGGTGAGAAGCACGTCATAGGGGCGCTTCCCCAATTTGCGGAGAGAGGGCATCAGGTAAAGGGAAACGGGGTTTTGCTCATAAAAGCGATCCTCGCCCAGTTCTGGGGAGCTGGCGTAGGTGAAAAAGGAGCGGAGGACCACCAGATGATACCGGACGGAGACAGGGGAAAGGCCCCGGTCAAAGAGGTGATCCCGGTAGGCTTGCATTGTGGTGAAAGTGGGTTCCTCGGTGGAAAGGCCGCTTTCCACGAGGAAGGAATAGAAGCTGTTTGTGACGGCGGCGTAGGCGGTGACGGTGCGCTCCGCCGCGCCGCTGGCCTGCACGTTGCGGAGCCAGCTATCCAGAGCGGCCATGATCCGGCGCTCCTGTGCGGAGGTTCTTCCCATAAAATCAGTCCTTTCCAGTTAAACAGGCGGGTATCAGGGGGTAGGGGTCAGGCGGCGGAGATTTTCCACGGCGCTGACGATCAGAGGAGCGGCGCCCAGAATATCATCCACGGTGACGGTATAGGGGAGAGTGAAACGGACGGCGGAGGTCGCGCGGCTGGGGGGGTAGCCCATGGCCCGGAGGACATAGCTTCCGTCAGCCTCTCCGCTGGTACAAGCGGAGCCGGAGGAAGCGTACACGCCCTCCGCAGACAGGGCCATGACAAGGGCCTGAGATTCCACGCCAAGGAAAGAGAGGTTGGCGTTGCCGGGGAGTCGGAGAGCCACGTCACCGGGGGTATAAGGGCCGTTGACATAGGTATCCGGGACGAACCTAAACAGATTGGTAATGAGAAGGTCCCGGCAGAGGGCGATCTGCTTCATTCCGATGAGCATTTTGTTTGTCCGCTCATGGAGGGCCGCTGCCATGGCGCAGGCGAGGGCCACGCTTTCGGTGCCGCCGCGCTTGCCCCATTCCTGACCGCCGCCGCGGATCATGGAAATCAGGGGCGTGTCTTTCTTGACAATCAAACAGCCGATGCCGGAGATGCCGCCGAACTTGTGTGCGCCAAAGGCCAGATAGTCCACGCCAAGGGCCTTGAAGTCCACGGGAATCTGGCCCACAGCCGCGGTCGCGTCACAGGCGAACAAAGCGTTGGGGGCGTTGCGCCGCATGGAGAGGATGTCGTAAATCTCGCCGGTCTCATTGTTGGCCATCATGTGGGTGAAGCCGGTGCGGTCCGTGCGGTGGGGATGATCCACGGGGGGATATTCCAGAACGGCGTGGTGCTCGTAATGGCGGGGGAAGGCCAGCTTGCCGGTGTAGGCACCCAGACTTTCCATCATCCAGTTACAGGCTTCCGTTGCTCCGCTGGTGAAGTAGACTTCCTCCGGGAGACAGTTCAGGTCCTGGGCGATGGAGGCGCGGGCTTCCTCCAAGGCGATCTTTGCGGCAACGCCGCAGGCGTGAAGGGCGCTTGGATTGCCAAGGGGCAGGGCGCGGGTGAACGCCTTGACTGCGGCAGGGGAGGGCGGTTCGTGGGCCGCCACGTCGAAATAGTAACTTTTGGGCATTGGGGATTCCTCCTTGATCTTTCCAGTATTCTATCTTTATTGTACCAGCCGCTGACAAGGGGCTTTTTGACAGAATACTTGACTTTTCACAAGGCCCGCGCCATAATGAATTTGGCAAGTCCCTGCGGATATTTGCCGTTTTCCTCATGCTGTCCGTCCGGCAAGATAGAGCAGCATGGGGAATTTTTATATCGGTTTGGCGGTCGCCAGCAGGGTGATCCCGCGCTCAATGGCTTCCGTTTTCGTGACGTTCTGCTCCCGGCAGTAGGCTTCTAAAATCTGCAGGCTGCGGTCATTGATACGGATGCTGATTTTGTAAGGGCGAGGGTTGTCTGTGGGACGGCCCAGCTTTGCGGCAGACATGGGGATGATCACCTCCTATTTTGTCTGGCATAAGTATCATAGCATTTTGTCTGGCAAAAGTCAAGGGGGAAGCGAGGCGAAAGGGGACAAGATGTATGATAAGAGGGCAGCGATTCCGGAACAACGCGAAGCGGGAGTATAACCTGTGGTGGTGGAGCCGACACGGCAAAAGGAGCCGACGGCGTTCCTTGCCTGAACAAAAGCGCCGGTGTGCGGATTGCCAAAACAGCGATATTTGCGCACTGTACGGGAAGTCCGACAACCCAAGCTGCTTTGCGCCCAAGAACGGACGCAAGGGGAAAGGCAATCAGGAAAGGCTGGAATGGGGCGTTGTGCTTTTGATCTGTGTGGTAATATTCGTTTTATTCTTTATTTCCATTACATTTGCGAAATGAAAAAAGCCGCCCACCACGGGCGGCTTTGCTTTTTAACTTGCTTAAATCTTGCTTAGACTTTGCTGATTGTTTGCTTATTGGATTTCTCCGCGCCAGTATGCCGCGTTTTCTTCCTCTGTCGGAAAGTCAGGAGAGAGTCCCCGCTTGCGGCGGGATCGCCTCCATCCGGTGTAAATCTTCATATCGCGCTCGTCGATGCTGTATCCGATTCCGCGCTCAGAGCGGTTGTGGACGAGCAGCGGACGCGGGTAATTTAGATTCCGCGCCCGCAAAACCTCGTATTTGCCAACGGGATCTTCAAGGTTCCAGCCGCTTTGGGTCAGATACGTTTTCAGGTCGGACAGCATCCCGTGTCTGACCGTTAATCTGTTTTTCATCGGTTCCTCCGTTTAAAGGTTTTGGAAGGTGGCGTCGAACATCACAACGCCGTTGGATAGGTCGGAGTAGGGAATGCCCACCCAGACGGACTGTCCGGCGGTGAGACCGGAGAGGGACGAAGCGTAGGGTAGGTTTAAAACGGTATCGTCAAAGGGAAGCTGGACGGCCACGGTGCCGCCGCTGGGGGCCGCCTTTACGGTGGCCTTTTCCAGACGGAGACAGGAGCGGGTAGCATCCGCCACTTTGGGCTGGAAGTAGTTGTTCCAGAGGCTATCAGCCAGCGCTTTCATTTCGGCGTTTGGATTACTCATGCAGTGCACCTCGTTATTCCGCGCCGGTCAGACGGGCCTCCACCAGCTCCATTCCCCGGCTTTCCAGATAGGAGATCAGGAGCAGACGGGCGGCTTCCTCGCTTTCGGCGTCAACGGTATGATCGAACATCCGCAGCTCTCCCGCCTTGGTCTCGGCGGTGACGCTGAAGGCGAAATCCCGGCGGGTGACATTGGTTTTCAGGTTCATGTGGTTTCCTCCGTGATCCAAATTTTAGAGACGGTAAAGGTGAAGCAAATGCCCCGGTCCGTTTTGTCCGTCTGCACGGTGTCGCACTGGCAGAACAGGAAGGAAAGGGCCTGCCGGATGGTGGAATTAAGGACCACAAGGGGAGTGGGAAATTCCAGCGCAACGGAGGCGTTCTCCCGGTTCTCATGAGGCGGCTGGTCCAGCAAGCGGACCTGGGGGACCAGACGGTCGATCTTCCCGGCGGCCTCCCGCAGGGCGTTGTATCGGTTCATGGCGGTGGGGTTTATGATCTTCATTGTAAAATTCTCCTTTACCTTTAGGCGTGTAATCCCTTTTTACAGAAAAATTATAGGCGCTTTTACATGGAATGTCGAGATAAAAAAGGGAGGAACCTTTTCCAAAACGGAAACCGTTCCCCCTTTTTCGGTATGAGTATGGTCTTGATTAAAATTCTTGCGCTGACGGCCCCACAAGCGGCCTGAGAGATAAGAGAGAGGCGAGGGGCTAAAACTACCCCACGAAACTCAAGGGACGCTTACAGGGCTTCTGTGGGCGATTTACGAAATGGGGGGGTATCAGCCGTTAAGGGCGTCCTTCAGGGGCTTTGCGGGGCGGAACACCGCAACCGTCTTGGCGGGAAATTCCTTTTCCTCGCCGGTGCGGGGGTCTTTCCCCACCCGTGCTTCCCGGTGCTTCACGGCGAACTTGCCGAAGCCGGGGACTTTGACCTCGCTGCCGTTGAGCAGGGATTCCTCGATGACGGTAAACACGGTATCCATCAGGATGGCGGTATCGTGCTTGGTGTGGCCGGAACGCTCCGCCACGGCGGCGATCAGTTCAGTCTTGTTCATGGGACATCCTCCTTTCCTAAAATTTCAATGGCAGGGATGGCTGGATTCGGACCAGCGCGTGAGGGAGTCAAAGTCCCTTGCCTTACCGCTTGGCTACACCCCTGTATTTTTTCACACAGGCTCCCGGCATTGCGCTCCGTTTGGATTGCTTACACAATTAGCCGTACAGAACCGGGCAAGCATACTGCCCTACACAACGGCCTTGCCCAAGGGCAGCCGTTACCTCACCACTTCCGCATACCTTTCGATGAACACGCCTCGGGGTTCGCTCTGCATGGTTCTGTACGCGCTAACCACGGAACTTTTCAGCCCTGCGCCGGTATGTCGGTCGCATCCGTTTCTTTTACACAAGCCGGTGCCAGCCCAATAAATATTCTTCGACCTGCCGCTTTCATACAGCGCACAGGTAAGCCCCTTGTAGCGGTCTTACCCTTCCACGGCGCCGCAATGCGGTAGCATACATCTGGCAGGGACGGTTGGGAATCGAACCCACCCAAACGGTTTTGGAGACCGCCTCGCCAGCCTTGGAACATTCGCCCCTATGTTTGTCTGTCTTTCCAGACTGTCACCGCTGCGTGTCGGCTGCCTGCGGTTGGCCCCCCCATAGGTACACGTTTCTGTTGCCCTGCCGCGCCCATCTCCGGGCAACCCGTTTGTGATTGTACTTTTCACGGCGCTGGATGTGGTGCAGACGGCTGGACTTGAACCAGCGCATACCTCCTGGCGCGGTGCTCTGCCTACTGAGCTACGTCTGCAAATGTCCCCTCTGGGACACATCGTTGCGAGGTGCGAGGGGTCCTGTGCCCAACCGGAATTGCGCCGGGGCGTCAAGGGCAAGTACCAGTTGCCGGAGACGAGCTGCTTTTGCGGGCCGCAGCTTATATTTTACGAACAGGGGCAGAGGCGTATCACCCCGAAAACGCTCCCTGCCATGGTGCAGACGGCGGGGCTTGCACCTGCTTCATCGCAATGGCATCGCCAAAGCGCCGCTCTTTTGGTTGAGCTACGTCTGCATATAGGTGCCGGTCTTTCCCGGCTGTCAAATCCTATCCGTGTGCCGCTTTAGCCAGAGGATCATAGGCGCAATTACAACATCGACACTTGAGGGGCTTACTTCAGGACTTCGCATCACCCATCCGACTATCCCGCTAAAACGCTGTTCACTTGCGGTGTCCACGGAAAATTGGCGCAGACGGTTGGAGATGTCCCCAACTCCCCGCGTGATCGGCCGCGGCTTGGACGTCTGCATATAGATGCCGGACTTTCCCGGCGGTCAGGTCGCTCAGATTCTCCGAGAATACCGTCCCGATAGCGGCTGTATCAACCCGCCGACTCCACTGCCAGATATGGAGGTTTCATTCCCACTACGGTTTATAGAGTAACCACCTCTTATGTGGGCGGGCATGGTGCAGACGGCCGGAGAGGTCCCCGGCTCCCGGTGGAAAGGACAGAAGTACCGGTTGGACGTCTGCGTGATCCCGCCTTGTTTGCGCCATGGCGGGTGATGTGGCGGCCCGTCTTTCCGGGCTGTCATACACATTCAGGAGGCTTTGCGATCCATGTAGGGCGCTCGTGCGCCCTTGGAGCGGATAATGGGAATCGAACCCACCTTCGCGGCTTGGGAAGCCGCCGTGCGTGAGGGAAGATAGAAAGATGGAAAGCAAGGGCGGCGTCTATCTCGCCCTTGATTTTATTATACGATACCCCTCCAAGGGGGTTTTTGACATTTAGGGTTCCGGGGCCAAAAGAATGTAAAGGGTGGAGTTGAAAGGCATCATCGCCGGGTAGGCTGGGACAAAAACTTTATTCACAGTGCGGTGGACATAAGAATCTGGGATTCCGCAAAACTTGCCGAGCCAAGATTGGCACATAGACTGGGAACCTGTATATTCATACAGGATCACCTGCTGATTCGGTTGAACGAGGTTTGCAAGGATAAAAGATTGCAGACTGAACTTTTCAGACTTGGCGCTTTCTGCGGCTTCTTCCATGTGCTTCAGCTCCATCGTAAGCCGTTCATTTTCGTTGAAAAGATGCCTGATGGTTGTTGACGCCTCCGTGCAGACGATAGACTCTCGGAAGTCATGCGACTCTTTGGCAAGCGAAACAAGATCATCAATCAATGCGTTGTACTTCATGGCTTTATAATTCATAGGACGGTTCCTTTCATGGATTGGAGGACGGAAGGGCGGCGAGGGCAATGTCCCCGGCGGAGATCAGCATAGACGGATCAGACAATACGGACTCGTAAGCTGCTTCGCCCTGGAACTCGTCGATCACTGCCTGTTCCTCCGGTGTCATGTCCTGATAATGCTTCTTTCCATAAACAGGGGGAAGCCAGTTTTTGTGCTGACCGGCAAAGATATTCAGGCGGTCAATGATACGAACTGCGTTAGGCTTGAACTTGATATGGCAAGTGCCTTTCTTATAGAAAACGCAGTCAAAATAAGTGAAGGACGCCTTATTACTGTTGACGCCATTTGCGCGGCGAACAGCCCCGTCTACCGGGATATGGCAGTAAGTTTCGCCACGGTCCAGATAGTTCATAGCGCGCTCCAAGTCGGAGATCATGGAATTGACCCGGTATGTGTCCAGCTTTTCGTCGCGCCATGAGTCGGCATAGCAGCCGGAAGCCGGGACGATCACCTTCATGCCGATTTTGTGGGCCTTGTTGGTGGCCCAGCCGTTGTAATAATGGATGTTGTTGGCACACTCAGGATACCAGGCGTGTTTCGCCGTGAAGGTCTCAAAGAGATTCAGAATGGATTCTTCCACGCCTTGTGTAAGCTGGTGGGCGATCTCGCGCATGACGGTTTCGATATTGTACCGGCTAAAGTCATAGGCGGAGAGGGTTTCGATTTTTTCCTGATAGTCCTGCCGCATGGCGGAGGTCATTTTGCCAGTGAGTTCTGGACGGGACAGCAGAGTACGCCAATACTTGCCGCGAAGTGCCCGGAGATAGACGTTAGGAAGTCCAGCGTCATTTCCGCGCCCCCTTTCCGAGCAAGTGAGTTCCAGGAGCGGCTTTTCATAGGTGGTGCTGCCATTCATCAGGTAGGGACAGAGACCTTGATATTCCCGGATTAGCTTATTCCCCAGCTCTGCCTCAAACTGGAACCCGTCGATCATGTTTTGCAGCCAGTCGGCAGACGCCAAGGCGGTTGGGCCATCCGCAGCGGTGCATGTTTCTTCACGAGAACGCTTTAAATGCTCAAAAATATCGGACTCCGGCTTTGGGTAGGGAATGTCAACGAAGATCATGGCGATTTCCACATTGGTTTTCCGCTGGGCGTGGGCAAACGCATTTTCGATAAATTCGATTTTTGCATTGTACTCTGAGAGCTTCTGACGCAGGACCTTTCGGCGGTTGGTGTATGGGTTTCGGATGGTTTCCGCATTCAACAGACAAACAATCTGGCCGCCGCGCTCCATAAGCGACAAGGCTTTGAGCAGGTGTTCATCTCCGTTCTCAAAGGGCGGGTTCATGAGGATCAGGTCATACTGCTTGAATGTATGGAAGGTCAGGAAATCATCGGAGACCACGGGATAGCCTTTGCCCTTCAGGATAAGGGCAAGATCAGGGTCAATCTCTACGCAGTCGATATACGGTTCCTGCTTGTCTACGCAGACCTTCCGGTCATTGTGGTAATCCTCGACGAATTTCCGGGCAGCATCCGCCAAATCACCCTTTCCGGCTGACGGCTCCAAAATCGCGGTAACATCCTTCCAGTGGACGCCTGCCAGCATCCGCCCAGCCAGCTTGGAGGGCGTGGGGTAAAAACCGGTGTCGGAAAACTGAGGGAGACGCTTCACATCCTGCCCGGTGGTCCTCTGGGAAACCTCAGTGAGGTGCTGTTCACCCCACTGCCAAATCAGCTTTTTGGCTCCGGCAATGGTGGCGGCGCGCCCTAAAAACTCCGAGTGCTCACGCTCCCATGTAATACCAACGCAATATTGCGGCTTCCCCATATTTTCTGTTTTCGTGATTCTGGCGATTTCAACGCCATCGGCAAGCGCACAGAGTCCTTTCTCGCCGTAACGATTTTGCGTTTCCAGATATGCGATCATAAAAATGTCCTTTCCTGCGCCGCCTGTTCAGGCGGCGGCTTCGGTGGCCTTGCGGACGGGGCAGAGGATGCCTTCACCGTCGGCGGACCGGAAATAGATGGGGGTAATATAGGGCTTCTGTTCAGAGGTGAACGCTTCGCCGTCCGGGAACAGCTGAAGGAAGTCAATCAGATAGTTGGCATCGACGCTGGGGAGGCCGGGGCCGAAATCATAACTGGCTTTGAAGGTCTCACCCTTGCCGTGGCGCTTGGCGGCCCATTCCGCACGGTCCGTTTTGATTTGCGCCCGAACTTCCGCCACAGTGGGAAGGGTGAGACGCAGGGTGTTCTTGCGGATGGGGGCGATGACCTGCGCCAGGTTGAACCTGGAACCGTCGGCGCTGAGTTCCGGCGCGGCGGTCAGCTCCATGGGGCTGTTCAGGCGGAAGCCGCGGAAGCCGTCGCAGACGCACTGCTTGCCTTCCTCGTCGATCCAGAAACCCTGTGAAGCGGTGCGGTGGCTGTTTCTGGCCACGGCTGCGTCGCAGATGCGGCGGGCAGCGGTAAAGGCGGAACGGTTGCCAGACTTGGCGGCAGCTTCCTCCACCAACGTGCGGCGGAGATCCTGTTCTAAGAAATACAGCTGGGGGATGGGGCCGACGGCGCTTTTCCATTCATAGGGGTTCTTGCTGACAGCGTTATAAATGGCGGCTTCGTCCTCGCCCAGTGCGTGGACGATCTGCAAAACGCGGGTGAGGGCCTGTTCAGTGTTCAACATGGGTATGTGCTCCTTTCTGTTCATTTCTTGCGGCGGCCATGACCTCGCGGGCTACGTCTGCGTAGCACTCGCGGTAAAGGTCAACGCCGTATTTGCCGCGGATGGCGTCGAGCTTGTCCACGTCGAAAAGCTCGGTAAACGATTCGTACTTGTGCGGGGTGGGGAGCCGCGCAGCGCTAATCTCGTTTCTGCACTCCCAATATCCGGCGGTTTTCATGGTTGCGCTCCTTTCAACAGCAGGTCCAGAGGTTGATGCACTGGATAATTTCGGCGTAGGTCTTTGCGGTTAAAATTCTTTCGCGGTTACGGGCGATATATCCCGATCCAGTCAGGTATACGCCAAAGCCGCGGTAATTTTCGAGAAAGTACATAATATTATCCTTTCTGTGCGGCTGTTCATGCGTATAGGATCTTCGAGGTGCCGGGGACGCGGCATTGGATCGAACAATCCGGGGCGTTCTTTTTGTTCAGGTCGATCCATGACTTCACGGCGGGGAGAAGATCGTCATTATAGACGGGCGCATAAACCAGGCGATTAAACAGCTCGCCGGTGTTCAGGCTCATGGGCTTATGCTGTTTGTCTCTGGGGCCTTTGAAGAAAACCATAAACATGGGGTTGTCCTTTCGTGCCCTCGTGACCTCCGGGGCGGGCGGTTGTGTCAGTCGGCCAAATGTAACAGGCGGCTGGTGGCTTCCTCGTCGATGAAGTTCGTGCATCCGCTTCTGTAAATCTCCACGGCGGCTTCCTTCAGCGTCATTTTGCCGCTTAAAACATCGTCGCGCAGGCTATCGAAAATATTTTTGATCTGGATCATGGTTCGTGCTCCTTTCTGTTATCGCTCCAGGCCAACGGCGGCAAGTGTGCGGGTGATTACGTCAATTTCCATGGGTTGTCCTTTCATGCCCTCGTGACCTCCGGGGCGGGCTGTTCGTCTTTAATTTCATTGTAGCAGGGTGTGCCAAGTGGGTTTTTGCCGCTGTTCAGGCAAGGCGGAGGACCTGACGGGCGGCGCGCTCGGCGTTGTCGGTGAGTTGGCGCTGCCATGCCTGATTTTTGGGAGACCAGCGGAAGCCGTTTTGCTTCAGGGCGGCGCGGGTGTCGGCGTCGGGGATGGCGTCAAAGAGGATTTGAAGTCTGTTCAGGTCGATATTGCGGACGATCTGGCCGCCGTCAAAGGCGGTGCCGGTCTTGGGCTGGGCGGCTTGCTGTTCCCGCTTGTCAAGCTCTGCAAGGCGCTGTTCTGTCCGCTCGATCTTGCCCCGGATGCTGGCCAGCTCGTAAGCGGGGAAGGGGGAGCCGTGCAGGGAGATGGGGGAGCCGTCACCGGAGGTGAACACGCCGGGACGGGTCAGCCATGCGCGGTTTTTCTCGCTGAGACTGGGGCAGCCTTCCAGCGTTTTGTGCTTGCGGTAATAGGCGTTGGCGGTTTTGGCGTCCTCCAACATCTGGCGTTGGCTGTTCAGGCGATCGGTGAGCATTTCGCGGGCGTGGGGGTCTGCCAGATCCACCGGGCCGGTGCCGACGCTGCGGATCTTGTCCAGAATCGCTTCAATCTGCCGGTATTCCTCCCACAGAGAGCCCTCGCGGGACATTTGGCGGTTGTGCTTGCGCATATTGAAGTTGCCCGCCCCGGCGATAAACTGGCTGGGATAGCTGGACTGGTTGCGGTTGTAATCGTTCGTCCACTGGGCAAGGCGGCGGGCGTAGCTGTTCAGCAGGGCGTCCAGCTTGTCATGGTAAAAAGCGCTGACGCGGGCCTTCTGCTGTTCTACCATCTGGGCGGCTTTGTTCACGGAATTTCGATAACTGGCCGTGGCGCTGCCGGGCTTGTAGTCGCTCATGTGGACGCAATAGTGGGCGTTCTGGGCGGTTTCCTCGTCGATGGAACCATAAGGCGGGACCGTTTCAGGCCGATTTTCCGGGGTGGGCTGTTCTGCCTGTTCTGCCTGTTCTGCCTGTTCTGCGGTGGTGGCCTCCGGCTGTTCTGCGGGCACTTCTGCGCCTGCGCCGGTGGCGGGGGTCTGCTGTTCGGGCTGTTCGGTGGTGGCGCTGGGCTGTTCAGCCCGGAGACCGTCCGCAACGGAGCGGTAAAAGGCTTGCGTTTCTTTCGTGTCCTTGACGGTCTGGCAGTCCTCGCCAAAGTCCCATGTATAGCGCTTGATCGTTGCGTCCAGGCTGTCCGCCTCGGCTGTGAAGAAAGCCGCAATGTGGGCGGTGTTGGGGAAGGTCTTGATTTCGATTTCCGCGTGCTCCTGGTTCCACTGGTTCGCGGCGGCCCGCTTGTCCCGGCTGTTCACAAAGGCGTGAATGGGCCAGAAGCAAATATTATCTTTTGCGGTGCTCAACTCGCCGTTGCGCTTGATGCGCCGGAGGCAGTGATCCCGGCCGCTCCAATTCGGATCGCCGGGGGTGTGCTCGACGAAGTAAAGGCCGTTGTCATTCTTGAAGTAGGCACCGGTGATCTCCACCACGTCGCCGGTTTTCATGGTGCGGTTGTTCTTGTCAGTCATGGTAAAATCCTCCTGAAATGTGTTTTGAATGTGTAGATTTTGGCTTTCTGGGGTGCCGTCGCTTTTATCGGTGCGGCGGCTCCAAGGTGTCCGGGGTGGCTGTTCAGGCGTAAACTTTGCCGTTGGCGCCGGTCTGGTAGCTTTTGAAGATCATAACCGGGTCCTTCAGCAGGGCGGCGGCATCCTCGATATAGGAAGCGGAAAAGCAGCCGTATTTACTGCGGGTGATCTTGACTTTCTCGTCCTCCTTCAGGGTTTCGTGGGTGGCCTGTTCTGGGAGATCCTGCCAGCCGTTGAAGATCAGCAGGGAGGAAGAACCAAGAAACAGCCGGCCGCGGGTGGTGCGCTTGCGGTATGGGGTGTAGGTCAGGCGCACAACGTCGGCGTGCTGGGCGTAGGTGGTGAGGGTGCAGCCGTGAAAGGTGATTTTCTCCGCGATGGGGAAGCCAAACTCAGAAAGATACACAAGGGTATATTTCCGACCCGGAACCAGTCCGGCGGCGTCCACGGCTTTTTGCAGGGGTTCGGCGTACTGCTGGATCATGGAATGGAACGCGGCCAGCGCGGCGGCCTCCGTTGTAACGGTGGTGCTGTTCAGTTCGTCGCCGTTCTCGATGACGGCAGCAACCTCAATTTGACCGCCCAGGGGCCGCAGGTCCGCGGCGTTGATGATGACTTTCCGGCGGAGAGTGTAGCCGCCGCCGATCTCGGCATGATAAAGACTGTTAAACATGGGTGTTACCTCCTTGATTTTGATTTAGCGGCGGCCCTCGATGAGATCCACCACGCGGAACAACAGGCGGGCAAAGGTGCCAGCGCCCAGAATAAGGATGAAAAGATGAAAGCTCATGATTGCGGCCTCCTGTCGGTGTGTTGTATGCTTCACTTGTTAAGTATATTATAGCACTTAACAAGTGAAAAGCAATCGGCAAAAGTTACAACTTATTAAGTGAATTTTTGTGCGCTTTATTCACTTGTTAAAAACACTTGACAAGTGATATTATGATAGTAAATAGGGGGTGATAGCTACGGCACCGCAAAAATACACGGAAGCGCGCAAACTCGGTAATAGAAAGTGGGACGCGGAAAACCTGGACCGGATTTCTATTGCATTACCTAAAGGCGCAAAAGATACGATCAAGACCCACGCGGCCGCCATGGGGGAAAGTGTAAACGCATTTTTCAACCGGGCAGCGCTGGAACAGATCAAGCGGGATCGTGGCAGCGAAAAAACAGAAGCAGCCACAGAAACAGAATAAAAAAGCAGCGGCCCGGAGTTTTTCCGGGTCGCTGTTCTGCGTTTGGGGGGTCAGGCGTTGGCTTGATATTTTGCGAGTGCATCCGAAATAGCACGATTTACAAAAGCGTTTGCCGTTTCTCCCAGGGAGGCGGCGCAAGTCTTTATAACGGCTTTTTGCCCTTTCGGTAAAACAAGATCCATTCTGTCATAAGTCTTTTTTACATACTTGCGAACGGCGGCTTGCTGGGCCTTTGTGGTTTTGGTTTTCCGGGTTATATAATCGTTGATGTTTTCGGCGGTTCCGTCGTCCATAGCTTCCGCAGCGGCAAGGCTGGCCGCAGCTCCCCGGGTGAGATTTTCGGCGGGCTGGGCGTCAATTTCTGCCAGTCGTGCGCGTAATGCTTCGTTCATGTTATATGCTCCTTTCAATGCCTCAATACGTTTGTTTATGCTGCTTTTTCTGCTTTAGTATATGTCTCCGCGTGTATTGATCTCTTTTACAGTAACGGTTTCCTTGTCCGTGTCAATCTGAAAAATTGCCCGGTAATGATAGATTTTCAACCGGTACATGCGAGAGCCAGCACCCCGCAAGGGGACAATATCGCCAGAAAGGGTTGATAATCCGGCCACCGCCGCCGCTACCCGGCCCCGTTCAGGCTCCGGCAGCTTGTCTAAATATTTTTGCGGCTGCTTCTTGATGATAACCGTTAGCCCGTCCACGTTTCCGCCTCCTTTACTGTCGATATTTTACCACCCTATATATAATTCTGTAAATATACATTTTGCACAGTATAATTACAGAATTATTGGTTATTTTGAACCTTGATATAATTACAGAATTATATATAATAAGAAACATAAAGAACAGGACAACACCACGGAGGCCCACCGGGCCGGAAAGGAACACAAAATGGATTACAGCAAAATGAGCATGGACAATCTCCGCGAGCTGATCGCCTGGGCTGATGACCGGGCAGCATACCGGAGGGCCTGCGGGACGATCTCCGGCACGGCATACGCCGAAGATGAAACCGCAGTAAGGGCAGCACTCGCAGAGATCAACCGCCGCACACGGGCGACCGCATAAGGAAGAGGAGGAACACGAAATGAAAAAGAGCTTTTTTGACACGATCCCCGGCGTCGTCCGCCTGGACTCCCGCGTCGCTATCTACGTGCCCAGCACCACCGACACCGACCACCCCACCGACAACCGGCAGCAGGTGGAGGAAGTCGCCGCGAAGCTATCCGCCATGTTTGGCGGAGCCACCGCCACCGAGGCCCGCGGCTACTGGGTGAGCCAGTCCGCCGGACTCGTTGGCGAGGCCGTTACCATCGTTTACAGCAACGCAGCAGCGGAGGACATCGAGCGCCACGGCGCCGAGATCGTCGCTATTTGCCGGAAGATCAAACGCGAGATGAAACAAGAGGCCGTCAGCCTTGAGATCAACGGCGAACTGTTTTTGATCTAATACACCCAACCACCACCAGCCCACCGGGAACCGCCCCGGCGGGCTTTTCTCATGCCCTCTGAGCAATACCGCCCAGCACCGCACCACAGACCCACGCCGCGCAGCCGCTTGCATCCTGAACCATGCCAGAGGGCTATTTTTAACCCCTATGCGCGCGGGCACGTTTCTTGCGGGCGCGGTCTATTATAGTACCCCAAAACGTACCCCATAGAACCCCCGGACGCTTTACCTTAATGAAGAAAAGCGCGAAGCACTCCCGCAGGCCCGGAAGCAATGGACAAGGGAAAAAGGGGAAGGGGTGGAGGAGTCACCGCCGGGGGTCTGTTCCGGCTGATTGCATCAGATCGGCCACCACGGCCACCGCCGACCATGCCAGACCGGGAACCGTCAGCGGGCCAGCCGCCGACCATCGGAAAACGGCCACCACCACCGGCACCGAGGGCCAGAAAACCGGCAGCGGCCCCAGCTCCCGCCGCCTTTCGTCATGTTGTACAAGGGCGGCATAAGCTGCTGTTGCATTTACCACCAAAAAAGGCGGTAACTGTTGCCCTAATTGCTTATTATGGCAACAGTTCGGGCATTTGCAACAGTTTTTGGCCCTCTCCGAGACCCGCCCAGCGTCCCCGCCTCCGCTCCAATGGCACCGGCTGACCAGCTGACCACGGCCCCGGCTGGGTGGGGGGTGGTTTACAGACCTGGCCACCGGATCGGCGCAGGATCTCTCCACAACTCTTCCCCCTCCCCCCACGTTCTCATCCCCGTCGCCCTTCCTCCCCCTTTAAGGGGGGGTAGTTTAGAAAACATGGGGCAAAAAACGGAAAAGTCAAAAAGGGGTCAAAAAAATTTTTATAAAAACGCTTCGCTTATGTGGGGAATACGTACTTAGGTTGCGCGGCGCGGGCGGGGCGCAGGCGGTCGGTAGGTGACGTGCTGGTAGGCTGTAGGTGAAGCGGGTGTGCAAAAACCCTATTGGAGGGGGTTGATATGCTAAAGATAGGAGAACTTTTGTGAAGTCATGGCAACGGAGGTGATTGTAGGTGTCACGGAGAGGGTCTGATCGGTTTGTGTCATTGTTTGAGTTTTGTGGAGACAAGAGTCAGTATGCGGCGTGGCTGCTGGGGGAGTCTCCCGAAGAAGCTGACTTCCACATTCATACGATAAAAGCCCTGCGGGTGGCGATGGACGAAGAACTGACGGATAAACAGAGGGAGTATATAGAGATGTTTTTCGCCTATGGCATGAATGTACGGGAGATCGGGCAAGAGATGGGGGTAGCCGAGCTAACCGTCAGGAGGACAATCAACCGGGGGCTGGATAGACTGTATCATGTCCTCCGCTACGCAAACCCACGTTACCTGACCTTTCCGAAAAGCCGCAAGGCGTCATCTCCAAAGAAGGGGCGCAAGCAGCGGGAGAAAGGGTCTTAGACTGAGACGAGAGATATTGTGCCAAAAACAGGGGGTGCATGTATGGCATATAAGCGGAAATACAGGCAGGGTACGCCGGTCAAGAGCATTGAGGACTTCCCGCATTCCCCGGAGACGCAGTATTTTTTCTGGCACGGAAAAACGGTTCACAAACAAGTCTTTATGCACTGGCAGCTTGATATGCTTATCAGGGAAATCGGTGTCAGACGTCTTTACTTTGCGGATACGAACGTTCCGGCTGATGGAGATACGGAATGAGCTGTTATGGGTGTGTCTGCAACAACTGTCTCTATAACTGCGAGTTATTCAGCGCATACTTCACGCCGGGAGAGATCAAGGACGTGGAGGACGTCTGTTATTGCTGCGATGAGTGCAAATGGTTCGATGGGGACTATACGAAGCGGAGCCAATGGCGAAAATCGTGTGAAAAATTTCGCCTGCCGGCGAAGCATAAAGAGTATCTGGAACAGGTAAAGCAGAAGGAGGCTCGTGCGGCGGTCAAGCGCCGAGGGGCATTTACCGTGATCGAGGGAGGGAAAAAGGATTGAACGTAGCCTATAACATGGACTGCATGGAGTATATGCGGACGCTACAGGACAAGGCGTTTGATCTGGCTGTGGTAGACCCTCCTTATGGAATCGGAGAAGATGGCGGTATAGACCGGAACCACTATGTTACACAAAAGAACGGGGCGAGGCTTTACGTTAAGGACGGTGGTTACGAAAAGACCGGCTTTGACCGCTTCCCTGCGGATGAGCGGTACTTTGCGGAGCTTTTCCGGGTCAGCAAGAATCAGATCATCTGGGGAGCAAACTATTTTGTTCTTCCTCGCGGCGGAGCAATCGTGTGGGACAAGTGCAATGACGGCTCCGATCAGTCTGGGGCTGAGATTGCGTTTAACTCTTTGAATTTGAGAACCGACATATTCCGGTTTATGTGGCGCGGCATGATGCAGGGAAAGAGTATTGCAGAGGGGACAGTCCAGCAGGGGAATAAGTCGCTGAACGAGAAGCGCATCCACCCGACGCAGAAGCCGGTGGCGTTATACACATGGATTTTGCAGAAGTACGCAAAGCCGGGAGACAAGATACTGGACACCCACTTAGGCAGCGGCAGCAGCCGCATAGCTGCCTATGACTTAGGCTTTGATTTTGTTGGGTGTGAGATCAACCCACACTATTTTCAGGCGCAGGAGAAACGCTTTGCGGAACACACGGCGCAGATCAGTTTGTTTACGGGAGGTTGAATATGGATAGCTTGAATGCAAGCAGGATTGCCGGCGGAAATAGTGCGTATGGGCGGAGTCAGTCAGACTTCTATCCCACCCCGCCGGATGTGACGGTGGCGCTTATGCGCTTTTTGAATCTTCCGCGCACAACGTCCGTGTGGGAACCGGCAACGGGAGAGGGCGATATGGCCGGTGTGCTTCAGACGTACTTTGAGACCGTCTATACAACGGACATTTTGGATGGGACGGACTTCTTGAAGTCCGGCATTGAAGCGGCTGATTGGATTATCACGAACCCGCCTTTCTCGCTGGCGGAGGCATTTATCCGCAGGGCAGCGGATCTGGGCAAGCCTTTTGCGTTCCTGCTCAAGTCGCAGTATTGGAACGCAACGTGCCGGCGGAAGTTGTTTGACGAAATCCCGCCCAGCTACATTCTGCCGCTGACGTGGCGCCCGGATTTCTTTTTCAAGAAGCGGATGCCCGGAGAGAAGGGAAGTCCGCTGATGGACGTGATGTGGTGCGTATGGCTGACGCCATGGAAGAATGATATTCAGACGGTGTACCGCCCGCTGACGCGGCCGGAGATGGGAGAGTAAAGATGATTGAGTACATTAGAGTTGTAAGCAAGCAGCGGCCCGCAAAGCGGGCGTTTGATATGCAGGTCGGGGCGCACCTGCGCGTGTATGTTGCCGGGAAGATCACCGGTGACGAGAACTATCGGGAGAAATTTGCCAAGGCAGAGCAAGCCCTCACTGCCATGGGACATTGTGTCCTAAACCCGGCGAACCTCCCCTCCGGCATGGAGCAGGGCGATTATATGCGTATCTGCTTTTCCATGATTGACTGTGCGGACTGTGTGGTTCTGTTGCCGGACTGGCGTGAGAGCGACGGCGCGCGGTTAGAGCGGGCCTACGCCGAGAAAATCGGGAAAGAGGTTGTTGTGGCAGACCAGGGCCGGATCGATGAGTTTTTGGAGAAGGTGGGAAGAAAGCATGAGTAAGGCTGTTATGCTGAGCGTCCGCCCGAAGTGGTGCGATAAGATCGCCAACGGCGAAAAAACCATCGAGGTCCGAAAGACGCGCCCGAAGCTGGAAACGCCGTTTAAGTGCTATATCTACTGCACAAGAGACAAGCACCTTGCGTTTATGCAGAATCAGATGGGCACAAACCTGATTGCCTGCATGGATGTGGATGCGGCAATCCCGGTGGGCGGTGCCATAGGAAACGGCAAGGTCATTGGGGAGTTTACCTGCGACCGGATTTACAAGATTGACAAGGATAGTACGGATTTTCTTTTTAAGGCCGGGGGGCTATCCGTTTACATGCAAGCGGCCGAAGAAAAGTGTGGCCTGCGTGTGGCTATGACAGACGATGAGCTGCACGGCTATCTTGGACATCGCCAGGGCTACGGCTGGCATATCTCCGACCTGAAAATCTACGATGCACCGAAAAAGCTGGGGGAGTTTTGGCGAGACTGTCTGGAATACTCGGAGCTTAGCACAAACTGTTGGTCTTGCGAAAATGTTTGCGGAGATGGCGACGAAACGGACTGCAACACGGACGGGCGGCTATATCTTCACCGCCCACCCCAAAGCTGGTGCTATGTAGATGACGTGCAAGCCAAATAATGCAAAAGAAAAACCCTCGCTTTTGAAGCGGGGGTTTTCCGTTCGTAAAACCGTTCGTAAAATCGAAGATAAAACTCCTTGCATTTGGTATTTTTATTGGCGCAATGGAAAATTTTTTTACCATCCAAAAATGGCTGAACCCGTTGAAATATAAGGAAAACCCCACAATCACAAGGATTGTGGGGTTGGTCCGAGTGGCGGGAGTCGAACCCACTAATAAACGGCTATAACCGTTGGAAATAAAGGGGCGTTTTGCGGCGTTCGTAAAATCGTTCGTAAAACGCAAGGTTTGGCTGTGGGAAACATGAGGAGAGCGGTGAAAAGTCAGGCGGACGCACAAAGCTTTTTTTCGAGGGGATGTTCTGCGTCCGAAGCGGTGTCATCGCCTCGGTTTTTGTAAAACCGCTCCATTTTGTTTTCGGCGTTGAGCCGATCTTCTTTGGCAAGTTTCAGGTAAATCTTGTGAACAGTGTTGTGGTCGCTCCATCCACCGATTTCTTGTACTTCCAATTCGCTAAGCCCAAGATGGAAACCGAGGGAGGCAAAGGAGCGGCGGAGACCGTGAACACCGCACTCAGGAAGGTCATTCTTTTTGCAGATCAGGTTGATGCCGCCGCGCAAAGAATTTTCAGTACAATCCAGAATGGGAAGGCCGGCACTTTTTCTCTGCGAAAGGAGATCGTAAAGGGCGGGGATCATAATTTGGATCGTGCGTTGAGACGAAACGTTTTTGTTGGTCTTTTTGTACACGAAGTTTCCGTTTTTATCCATGACCCGTGCGCCCTGAACGGTAATTCGCTTTTTCTTCAAGTCTATATTTTCCCAGGAAAGGCCGAATATCTCAGAACGGCGGAGGCTGTGAAGGGCCAGCAACGCGCCCGCTTCAAACCGGCTGCCGCTCACAGCGTCCACAAAAACAAGGATCTGCTGGTAGGTCAGCCAGGGAAGGTCTTTTTTTATGCGTTGAGGGAGACGGACTTCCGGCGGAGGTATATGGTTGTCCCGCATCACGGTGCAAACAAGGCCCCATGAATTATACACTGTTTTAGGGGACAGGGTTTCACTGGCTTCGTCGATCTCCTGCTGCCAATTTGATATATCCTGTATTTTGGCATTGATCTTTCCGGGGAAGCGATTCTTTTTGATACACTCATATCCACGAATCGTTGACGGGGATAGAGATTGATTTTTTTCCAAATAACTGTCGATTGCCTGAAGAAGCGTGAGACTGCATTTTGATTCCTTTTTGGCTTCCAGAAAGCCGGCACGGATGGCGCGGGCCTTGGCTTCGCAGAGAGCGGCGGTCTCCTCCGTGATACTCTGCCCTTCAGCCCGCAGTTCTATATTCCACTTGCCGGACTTCAACTGACGTGGGGAGGGGACTTTGATCTCGCCCTTCTTTTTGCGCTCCCTGATCTGACGTTCGCCGCACCACTTACAGAAGATGGAATCATCGTCAATGATGCGCTTACAGTTTTTGCATTTCATGCGCATACCTCCCGTGTGTATCAGCCGTGGAAGAAACCAATGTTCAGACAGCGCAAATCCAGATAGACGGCGTAACCCAAGGCGAAGATCAGAAAGACAAGAAGTTGGAGCAGAAGGAAGTTTCGCATACGGATACCGCGGTTCTGGCGGTCAACAAACTCCCGCAGGAGCTCGTTCTGGGCGTTCAGTCCGTTGATCTCCTGACGGTAGACGTCCAGTTCCCGGTTTACGATTTCCTCTATGGTTTCCGGGGGCGGAGAATCTTCCGTTGGTTTCATCCCAAAAAACTGGTCAATGGAAATTCCAAGGAAAGCGCAGATGGGGCCGAGAGTTTCCAACGTAGGGGAATGGGTGGTGGCACGGAACATATTGTTCACCGTGTTGAGAGGGACTCCGCTGCCGTCCGCGATCTCCTTGTTGGTAATGTGTTTTTCTTCTTTTGCAGCGCGGCACTGATCAATCAATGACAGCATACGAAGAGCACCTCCTTGTCAAAATTGCCAAAATGTTTAGACTGACAGTAAAAATCGTGTGTATCAACACCGAAATCGTGCGTATTAAGACTTACAAACTTGGAGACTTGATGGTACGATAAAAGCAGACCTACCGCACCCCCAGGCGGCTGGTCTGCTACGGGCCGCCGCTTTCGTGGCTGGGGCGGCGGCTCTCCATCACAGCTTCAGGGGGCAAGGGAGAAAAACGGAACGGATGGGGAGAAAGGACTTGTATGTGCGGATATGAAACAAATGGGAATGGAACTTATCCAGAGACGGTGGCGCGGGAGGAATTGAAACGCCAGATCCAAGGTCTGTCGGATGAAAGCATGAAAAAGCTATGGGATGCCATTCAAGGCGGGGCGTTCGGCGCACCGAAGGAAACTGGGAATCAGGTAGTAGGCTTCCCCTGACGGCTTTTCAAAAACTCAACGTACTGTGCGAGGTCGGCCAGCTGGCCAGCCTCGCAGGAATCGACAAAATCATAAATCGACTGCGCGTAGGCGCTGCCCGTCCCGCTTTTGGCGGGGCGGGTATTTTTTTTGGCCTGACGGTCAACTGCAGCTTCGATGTTCCGGCTAAAGGTCAGGTCGTTGAGGGATTCACGCAGGCCGTCGATTTCCAGCGCAATTTT